GCCTTCGCCTTCTTCGCCTTCGACTCGGCGCGCTGGTGGGTGCCGTAGTCGAGGAGCGCGTCGAGGGCGTCGTCGTGCCGGTCGACGTCCACCGCACCGGAGCGGGTGGGGTGCAGGCGGCGGAACATCTTGGCGACCGCTTCGCCGTCACCCGAAGGGGCGGGCGGCACCTCGGCCTGCACGTGCTCGGTCCAGAACTTGTCGACGGCGGTGGTGATGTCATCCATCACCTGCGTGTACTGGTCGGCGCGGATGACGCCCTGGTGGTACTCGTTGCCGCCGATCAGCACGGCGTAGTGCATGTGCTCGTAGCCGTTGACGATGATCTGCCACAGCACCTGTGCGGTGACGTCGTCCGGCGCCCCGGCATGCCACTGCGCGGCCTTGAACGCCGAGCGGGTCTTCACTTCGAGGGCACAGGGGGCCTGCTCGTCCTCGGACAGCGGGCACTCAGTGACACGGCGGTCGAGGGTCGTCATCCAGTGCGGGTGCGTCTCGTGGGCGACGAGGCCAACGCGGCGGATGACGGAGCGGGACTGCATGGCCCAACGGCGGGCGATGTTCTCCTCGTTGACGGTGCCCCAGTAGGCGGGCTCGCCTGCGTCGTCGACGTCGTGGCCGAGCTTCTCGTAGTAGACCTTGATCGGGGGCTTCTGCTCGATGAGGCCGAGGATCGCGGGGACGTCGCTGGAGCCGATGCCGGAGCGGCGGGCGGTGAGCCAGGCGGCGCGGTCGGCGTCGGCGGGGAGGATGAGTCGGCCGGTCGGTGTGACCCGGCGGCCGGCGGCCGGGCTGGTGGGCCCGGCCGGGGCTGCGGTCGTCATCAGGCGGTGCCGCCCTTCGTGCAGTAGGTGTAGTAGCGGCGGTTCGGCGCCTCGTGGAGGACTAGGTGGCCGGCCGCGTGGAGGGCCGTGAGGTCGCGGCGCATCGTCACGCGGAGGATGTGGGTGGGCAGGTGCTTGCGGTAGAGGCGCTTGACCCGGCCGGTTGTCCACTCGCCGCGTTGGGTCTGGATGGCGGCGAGGAGGAGAGCGCGCGCTTCCGCGCGGGCGACGGGAGCCTGCGCGGTGGTGCTCACGGGCGGCCGTCCTTCCGGGTGGGTGCGGGTGCGAGTGCGATGCCGATGAGGCAGACCCCGGCCGCGGCGAGGGTCCCGGCGGCGGATGCGGCGGTCCCGGTGAAGGGGATTGCGGCGGCGATGCTGGTGATGGCGGCAGCGGTGGTGACGGTCGTCCAGTGGATGGCGAGGCGGAGGTTCATGAGCGGTCACCGCTCTCGGTGACATCGGTCCAGCCGTCGTGTTCGCTCTCGCCGGTCGGGTCGACGAGGAGCAGACCGAGGGCCTCACGGTGTTCGTCGTCCAGGAGCAGCGCGACGGGCTGCCCGTCGTCGGTGAGGCAGCAGACGATCGTGTCGTCCGCGTCGCTTTCCGCGTGCCACACTTCGCGGTCCCAGCGGATGGTGAGCGGGTCTCCGCTTTGAGGAGTGGCCGTCGCCGACTGCGCGTCGGTGGCCTTCTCCCGGGTCTCCTCGTGGTCAGTCAGGAGCCACTGCACTTGCGCCAGGTCGCCCTTGCGGAGGGCCGCGACCCGGAGTCCGAGGACCAGTGACCGCAGCCGCTGGAGCTCCCCGGGGTACGCCTCGTCGTCCGGGGTCTGGTAGTCGGCGATCTCTTCCAGCACGGTGATCGCGCTGTTCCAGCCGTCGCCGTACCAGACGGGCCCGGTGAGGGCGGTGCAGGTGACGGGGATGGCGCGGAGACGACCGACAGCCTTGGCCAACACCTCGGTGCGGTAGGCGTCGAGCGCCTCGTCGAGCATGCTCTCCGGCAGCACACATGGTGTCCCGGCGTAGGCGTACAGCTTGTCGCGGGCAGTCATCGGGCCGCCTCCGTCCCGGTGACGTCGGTCCAGCAAGCGGGCCACTCGTCCACCGGTTCGGCGTACGGCGTCCACGTCTTGTCGCCCTCGCCGCGGATCCATCCGAACGCCGCCAACTTCCCGGTGTCCGGATGGGTGGTCGTCGTGACGACGCGGAACAGGGTGATCAGTTCGGGCGCGGTGAAGCCTGTGGCGTCGTACGCATACGTGCGGCCGGGCTGGAAGAAGTCCGGGGCGCCAGCGGGTTCGTCGTTCCCGCTGGCCATGAGGCCGATCTCCCACTCGACGGTCCGGGCGCCAGCCGTACGGTCCAGCTGCTTGCGGGTGGTTCCGTCGCCCCAGAGCCGGGCGACGATCTCGCGCGCCTTGCCCTCGGCCTCGCGCAGTACCTCGGTGCGGTGGGCGTCGACCAGCTGCTCCGCATGGGCGACGTCGTGCAGGGTGGCGATTCCGCCCGTGCTGTCCTCGGACAGGGCGGCGATGATCTGACGGCGGGCACTCATGCCGACCGCCGATCCGACTGCTCCGGGAGCGGGTTCTTCGCGAGGTGCACACGCGTCGCCCGCATCGCCGGGTGCCGGATCTCCGACGCGCCCTTCGACCCGAACCGGAACAGGACCCGGGCCACCTCGCCGAGCTCGGCCAGCAGACGCCGTACATCCGACATGCGGACTTCGACCTGCGCGGTGTCCATCCCAGCGACGTCCTCGACCTGCTCGATGGCCGCGTCGAGTTCGCCCTCCCGTGCCACTCCGGTGACGACTGCGGCGAGTTCGTCGAGGGCGGCGATCACGTCGTCCCGGGTGTCCTCGTCGCCCCATCTGGCGACGAGCTGCACGAGGTCGTCAGTGCGGATCTGGTCGACGCGGAGGACACCGTGGAGGTGGTTGGCGCCGAGGCTGAACGACAGCCCGGGCTTCGAGGAGTGGTTCACCGGAGTGCGCCCTTCGTCGGAGCGGTGAGGAGCATGAGGAGCGCGGCCGCCGACAGCGCGGCATCCCGCACCGTGGCCTTCGCGTTGACCAGCTCGACGAGCAGCCAGTCCGCAGCGCGGGACTCCAGCAACGGCCGGCAGTCCGGCCACGCGAAGTGGTCCGCGTCGACGAGCAGCACGAACGGGACGGTCGTGGCCGAGGCCATGGAGAGGCCGAGGGAGAGGAACGCGGCCCACTCGGCCGGGGTGGTGGTGTGCATCAGGCACCGCCCATCTCGGGTAGGTCCCGGCCGAGCCGCCAGTTGTGGTGGAGAGGCGAGTCGTGCGGGTCCTCCCGCAGCGCCTGCAACGGAGCGATCCGCTGGGTGATCGCATCCGGCGCCCCGGTCAGCGCCGCCCTGAGCTCCCGCATCTCCGAAGAGCCCGGGCCCACCGCAGGCACGACCGTGTCGTACGGGCCCGGCTCATCGGCCAGCGGGCAGTCCACGTCATGCGGCTCGCCACGGCCCGTGTCCGGGCACGTGCACCCGTCTTCGTCCTCGTTGACCAGGTCGTCCGGGTCCTCGCCCGTGAAATCGGGCGGGCACGTGCACGGGGCTCCGGACTGGTGGACGGCGGCGCAGTCCGGGTGGTGCTTGCGGATACGAGGCGGCTCCGATTCGGCGGGCTCGTCCTTGCTGGCGGCCTGCGACGGGGCAGCAGCCTCGGGGCCGAGCGCGTCCTCCAGATCGATCGTGTCGACCGCGCTCCAGCCCTTGTCGATGGCCCGCTCCACGAGGGAGTGGACATCAGCCCAGCGGTCGCGCTCCGCGTCCCGCCAGGCGACCCCGGCCGTCAGCTCCGAGATCTCGTCCCGGTTCGCGCGGAGGGCCTGCACCGCGTCGTCGAGCGCCTCGTTCGTCGAGTGCCGCTCCGCCAACAACTCCGCGACCTGGGAGCGCAGCTGTTCCAACTCGGTCCGGGGCGGCGGGAACGACGGCGCGCCCACCGGGACGGGCAGCGCGAACGCCGACCCGACGATCCCCAACTCCGCGAGATCCGCCAGCGACACCAGCACCTCATCCGGGACACCAGCCACCGAACCCGCCAGCGCATACCAGCCACGCCCGTCACGCGACACCGCACGCCGCGTCCAACACGAGCCATCCGCCGTGTTCACCACCAGCGGGTGATGCGACACCGGGGCGCTCATGCCGCCACCTGCGCAACCTGCGCCGCCGGGTACGACACCCACACGTCGACCGTCACGTCACGCCACACAGCGCGGACGCTGTCGCACATCCGGTGGTCACCGTTGCGCTCGAAGTCCGTCGTCCGGACAACGCCTCCGATCACCTCCGCGTACGCGGCGGCCACCGTCTCCCCGCTCGCGTCGGCCGCGAGGGTCGCGACGAGGGTGCCCGACTCTCCGATCGACCAGCTGACGGGCGGCAGTTCCGGGTGCTCGCGGAGCAGCTCGACGAGCGCCATCGCGGGGGCGAGTTGGGGGATAGAGTCACTGGTCACGGGGACCTCTTCCTTCTCTGGTTGGTGGGTCGCCGAGTCGTGGGGTCGTCCGGGCCTGGCAGTCGGGACGGCCCTTCGGCGTGTTCAGGGATTGATCAGGCGGCGTCGGCCGCGGGCCGGACGTCTACTGCCGGCCGGGGCGCCGGGATCTCGCCGGCGGGGTTCGTCATGATCCGGCGGAGTGCCTCGACGAGTTCGTCAGTCGGCTCTGGAGCGAGTGCCACTCGGGCGCGGATCGCGGCGACGGTTGCGGGGCCGAGGATCGCGAGGCGCTCTTCGCGGGTCATGCGGCGGCCTCGATGGCGACGCGCTTGATGACCGTGCGCAGGTCAACGTCATATGCCTCGGCGAGGCGCATGGCCGAGTTCAGGTCAGGCTGGGTCTCGCCGTTGAGGATCCGATAGACGGACGATTCGGTGATCCCGGTGCGGCGGAAGATGTCGGCTCGGGTGTTGTCGCCGTGGTGTGCGGCCACTTCGAGGACCTTGGCGATGTCCAGACGGAACACGTAGTCACCTCCCTCGGTGGGCGGTTGGCAGGGGTTGTCGCTGGTAGCAGGGTGTTCCTTGCTCACGAGGGAGACTCTTTCACGAAACACCCTCCCTCGCAAGGGAGGAAATTGCCCGCAAGGTATGAATTTCCACTAGAACGCGCATTCGAATACAGGTGTGAGCTGTGTTAACGCAGGTCAGTGACCTGATCGCGACTCTTGCGCGGGAGGGATTTTCTGGCTACTCCCTAACTAGGGAGGTACAGTTCCGGGACATGACCGATGCGACCCCCACACGCGCGCAACGATTCGCCGCCATCGTCGTGCCAGCTGCCGAACACGCCGGCTACACCGGCCACGGCGCCAAAGCGCGCTTCGCGCGGGACACCGGCATGACCGACAGCAGCGTCACCCGCCTGTGGCAAGGAACCGCCCTCCCCGAGGCGCGGTTCTACGAAGCCATCGCCACCGCAACAGGCATCGACCTCAGAACTCTCCTCGTGGAAGGTGGCGTTCTGTCGCCTGAATCCCTTCAGTCACTGTCCGAAACGGATCGATCGCAGGTAGGCTCTGGCCTCACGCCGGAGGAAGCGGCTGATCGACTAGGGATTCGGGACGAAGTGGGGCGCCAGCTTTTCTACGCAACCATCGAACGTCTCAAGCGTCTGCAAGACGACCACGCCGATCACGCTGAGCCCGGAGGGACAGCGGCACAGATGTGAGGCGAGGGTGCATATGAATCTCACGGGCGGCAGACAGGCCACAGGAACAGCAACTCTGGCGGCCGTCGGGGGACTTGCACTCACCGTCCACGGACTCATGGGCGATAAGCCGCTGTGCTCTTTCAGCGGTGTCACCCTCGTCATGGTCGCGTTGACCGCCATCATCCTGACCATGATCCGGAAATGGGTCACCGACACCAGCGATGAACGACGTCTCCTCGCCGCAACCCAGCGTGAAGCCCAGGCCGAACGGAGCCGCTACCTCGCCGCGAAGGCGGCCCTCGTCAACGAACAAGCGCGCATGAGCAAGGACATAGCCGCGGAGCGCGCGGCACTCACCGCCCGGCTCAAGAGCGAACGTGATGCGATGCAAGCCGAGTTTGATGCGGCGCTCGGTGAAGTTTCGTCCGATGCGGTGAATATCGCGATGTCCTGGGTTCTTGCTGGAAAGTTCGCCCCGCCGCAGCCCCAGCAGGGCAACCTCATCCAGTTCCCTCACCAGCAGCCGCAAGGCCAGCCGCAGCGTGAGCGGTCGCGGGAGCACGGAGTCGTCCGGCCCTGAACCCCGGCTCACCGAAGAACGCCAGCCGGATACGGCCGTCATCCAATGCGCGCCGGCCAGTCGACTTCACCTTGTGCAGACGCACCGTCACGATCTTCCGGATCACCTCGCGTTTCTGATCCATCGTGAGCCCCGGCTCCGCAGGTTGGTCCGCAGTCTGGGGGCGTCCGTTCCATACGAGGTCGGGATCGTTCGACTCCAGCATCCGGAGCAGCAGTGGCGACACCCCCGTGAACGTCGTCAGCTTCTTCCGCTCCGTCTCCAGCTTCGGCTCCAGCCGCGACTCCATCGCCGCGAGCGAGCCCGCGGACAGTTTGAACCGGCCGGTTTCCTTGTCGAATTCATGGGCCAGAGCGCGAGCTTCGGCGAGCTGCTCCTCGTAGGCGTTGATCAGCTTCTGTGTGGCGGCCGCCTTCTCCTTGACCTTGTCGTCCGCCGGTACCAGCGCAGCCCGCGCCGTCTTCTTATCGCTGAACCAGTCGAGGACCGCTTCCTCGACGTAGGCGTCGAGCACGGCCATGACGATGGAGGTATCGAACTTCTCCTTGCAGACCAGCGTCGTCTTCCGCACGCCACTCGGAGCGAGGTAGCGCAAGACCGCGTGGTCGCCGCACTCGCCACACAGAGCGACGTACGACAGCAGGTGCTTCGGTTCGGTGCCGCGTTGCGTCCGGCGGGCTGGGTCGGTGAGCTTGGCCGTGACCCGGTTGAACATGGCCCGGCCCTGCGGGGTGTCGAGTCCCTTGATCGGAGCCCACACGGCTGGGATGTACGTGGTCAGGTGAAGACGTTCACCCAGGTAGGCCCGGTTCAGCAGCATCTGCCGGACCGCCTGCTCTTTCCACTCGCGACCGTCCGGGCGTGCCGCGTCCGTCTCGGAGCGCAGCCATCGCGTGAGGGCCCTGAGGGAGTGACCAGCGTCCATGCGCTCCAGGGCCTGGAGTACGTAGGTCCCGCGCACGGGATCTTCGGTCTGTCCCGTGCAGCGCTTGCGCCCGCTGACTGTCTGGTAGGTGCGGATGTAGCCGTAGATGGCTTTGCCGTGCGGCATGCCTGCCTGGGCTTGGGAGTTGGTGGTGCGGATGTTCCGGTCGCGGATGCCTTCGGCCTCGTCTTCGGCATCGATGGCGTGCATGGCCGTGGCCTTGCTGTCATCGCGTCGGCTGAGGTCGTAGATCTGGCCGTTGTAGCAGAGGAGGGTGCCGGTGTCCCGGCATGCTTTCCGGAAGCGGACGTAGGCTTCCAGGTCCCTGTAATAGCGGGATGCTTCGAAGGCGATCACGATGCGTCGCACGCCCCGGGGAGGGGGCTCCTCGGTCATGGAGGCGATCAGAGCCTCGAAGTCGTCGCGGACCTTGCGGCCGTGGCGGCTGGCTGAGACGTCTGTGTCGTTGAACTCGCGGCGGATGCGCCAGTTGTGTCTGTTGCAGAGACCGCGCCCGTTGGCGAGTTGGTCTTCGACGGAGGCGCCGCTGCTTGTGGAGTCGTCGCTGTTGCGGCCGTAGAGCAGGGCTTCGAAGGTGACGCCGGGGATGACCAGGTGCAGGTATTCGGGCGCGTAGGGCATGCGTCGATGTTAGCGAAGTCTTGCCATCCCTAAATAGGCTTGTGGAGCCACAAAGTGGTTTAGGGGTGGTTATTTGTTGGGTCCGGCTGGTCCGGCGGGGTGGCGTCGCAGACCTCGTCGACGAGCTCCAGCGTCTCGTAGAGGCGGATGCGTAGCTGTTCGACGATCAGGATCAGGGACGCCGGCTCCAGCTGCGCAAGGTCCTCGGCCCGGAAGGTTTCCAGGTCGCGACGTGCGTAGTCGATCTGGGCCTTCTGGATGTCGGTCAGGCGCGCTGGTGGGCGTGGGGGGTCTTCGTGCATGGGGGCTTTCACCTGATGCTGGGCGCGGGATGGTGGGGGCGCGCCAGGGTGGGCGGCCGATGCATGGGTGGCACAGCTAATTGTGTGTTCAATATTTGCACACGCGCAATGACAGTTAACTCACATCACTCGAACGAGTGTTTTATTCGAAGTTGGTTGCGTTCTGGCCGGAACGCGATCTCGCAAATGTACCAACGATGGTACAGACAATGATCACGCCCGCCACCAGCGTGTATGCGTGCCCACCGATCCCCTGCCCGCCCGGGTACTCGCCCGCCGACAGGCCATCGGAGACCGCATCCGCGCCGCCCGGACTGAGCGGAAGCTCACACAGGAGAAGCTCGGCGAGGCGACGGGCCTGGACCGCAAGACAATCAACCGGATCGAGAACGGCGCGTACGCGACGCTCATCGACCACCTGATCCTCATCGCCGACGCCCTCGACACCCCGCTCGTCGACCTCGTGAGGTGACCCGCCGCAAGCCCATCGGGAGCACTGCGGCGGGTCACGACGGCCACCGCTGACAAGCGGCCGTCCTCATCCCACAGCCGGGCGTGGGGCGGTCCCGGCAGTGGAACGTCTTGCAAGGGGTCAGGCGCCGAGCGTCCCCGCCCTCACGCCCTGGAGGAACGCGCCCCAAGCGTCGCCCGAGGCGGCTGCGGCGGGAATGCCGCGGTCCTTGGTGTCACGGAAGAACGCCCCGCCGGTGGTCTTGGCGACCTCGACGCAGGCCCCGTTGCCGCCGGAGTAACTGGACGTGGCCCAGGTGAGGTCGTCGGTGTTGTGCATGGTGCGCCTTTCAGTAGTTGTTCTTGACGGGTGGCCGTCTGTCCCGTCGGACCAGACGGCCACCCACCCGCGGCGTCACGGTCTACCCAGCGCGCGCCGCGGGTTCACCGCTGCCGTTTGGCAACACAGGTCGGCAGCGGAGTCTTCAGTGGGGTAGAGACCGGGGGTCGTTATGACCACGTGCTCCCGGACGTGTCCGTGAGGCTGCGGCGGCCGTTGAAGCGGTCGACGTGCTTGCCGGCGTGACCGGGCCGGAGTGTGCAGCGGCCCGCCTTGCGCGGGTTCCGTGCCCAGCAGTAGCCCGCCGCCCGCCCGGCTGCGCGGGACTTCTCCTCATTGTCCGGGAACGCCGGCTTCCGCCCGCTCATGCGGCTGCCCTGCCCTGCTTGGCGAGCTGCTGGAGCGCGTGCCCCTGGTCGCAGCCCGGGGCGGAGTCCTTGCATGTGTGGCAGTCCTGGGTGTGGTCCAGGAGGGCCCGATACGCGGCGCGGCGGGTGCAGGCGCGGCAGCCGCGCGGGTACCAGGACACGGGCTCCCCGGCGCGGCTCGCGCTTTGCACGCCAAGGTCGACCGCGGTCGCGGGCGTGAGGGCGATACCGTCCCACACGCAGGCCATCCCGCGGACCTGGTGCTCAGACAGTCCGGCGACGCCAGGGATGGCTAACAGGTCGAGCACGCTGGCCTGGCTGGTGTGGGTTTCCGCTTGCATGTCTCACGCCTCCGCGGTCACGGTGATCCGTCTCACATCCGGGACCGTAAGGCGCAGCAGAAAGCCGAGGGGGTACACCTCCTACCCCCTCGGCCACGGGTACAGTTCCTACCCCCTACGTGATCACACGGGCACACCCAGTTCCCGCGCCAGCCCCAACGCGTCATCCCGGACCATCCGCGGCCCCGACTTCACCAGCTCCGGCAGCACCGACCGGGTGTGCAAGTTGTACTGGATCGTCTCCGGAGACTCACGGAACGCCTTCCCCAGCAGCGACACCGCGGCCGTGCCCTCCCCAAGCATTCCGTGCGCCCGGGCCGACTCGATCAAGTGGTACGAGCGGCGCGTCGCCGATGGAATCTGGCCCAGGTCCAGCGCGTCCGCAACCTCCAGCGCCTTCGCGGGCTGCATCAGATCGTTGTGCATGGTGATCGCGTACCCGTTGACGATGCCCCGCCCGAAGACCAACCAGGGGTGCGCGTAGTCGTCACCGAGCTGGCGGGCAGCGTCGTCGGCCTTGTCCCAGTACCGCCACGCATCCCCCTGCTGGCCCGTCTTCGCGTACGACAGGGCCACCGCGAGATACAGCAGCCCGCGGCGGGCAATGTGTTCCGGGTCCTCTCTGTCCTGCAACAGGGCGGCGGCCTGCTCGGCGAGGTCGACGCGCGCCTCCGCGGCTTCTCCGGCGTCACGGTGGACGTGGTTCATGTACCAGGCGGCGGCCGCGATCGCGCGCGGGCTGTCCGCGTCCTGCGCAGCCGTCATGGCCCGGTCGCCGGTGAGGACGACGAGATCCGGCGCGGGCTGGAAGCTGAGGAACAGTTGAGCGAGGTGGTAGGTCTCCGCGAGCGAGACCAGCGCCCGCCGGCGCTCCGCCCCTTCAAGGGCGCGTGCCGCGTGCTGGGTGTCGGCGAGGAGGCTGGGCAGTAGGCCGACGATGCGGGTGCGGTTCCCCTCCACCGTCGTCCCGTGGTTGGTGCGGGGGTCGCTGTCGTGCCACAGCTTCCATGCGGTCCGCAGCCGGGCGGCGAGGATCTCCGCGGACTCCGGCTCGCGGTCGTCGGGGGCGAGCTGGTAGGTGGTGAGAGCACGCTTCACGGTCGGCAGGGCGCCGTGCTCCGCCTTCGTGTAGGTGGCGGCTGCGAGGCGTTCTTCGCCGGTGAGTTCGGCGAGGTCTTCGATGCCGAGGACGTGCGCGAGCCTGAGTAGTTTCGGGAGGCGGGGCATTCCGATGCGGCCTGTCTCGATGGCTTTGACCCACTCGGCGGACTGGTCCATGAGGCCTGCGACGACGGCGCGGGTTTTCCCGGTGCGTAGGCGGGCGTGTTGGACGCGCTGGCCAAAGGTAGGGGGTGCGGTGTCGGTGTGCTCGGGCATACTGGACTCCGTTCTGACCTAGACACTCAGAACGCTACTCCCCCTCCGCGTGGGGGATATGGCGGTTGCGCCCCCTGTTCGGCCTGCGGGCCTGTTCAGGGGGCGTGCCTATGTCCGCAGTGGCCCGTCGGCTTGTCTCATGTCCCCCACCCCTCTGCCTAGCGGCGCTGTGCGGCCTGCTGCGGTCGTGAATGAGGACATCCGCGCCCTGTGGCCGCGCGCGCGGGCGGAGCTCACCGCGGAGGAACGCGAGGCGTACGAGCGGCTGTTGGTGGAGTGGGCGGCCGCGGTCCGGGCCGAGGTCGTCGAGGCCGCGTAGAACTTCGCTGAACTCCCCAGCCGTGGGGAGAAATCCCGGCGCCCCTCCGCTACCGTCGGGGTGCTGACGTTGCACCGTGGCCGGTCCGTACAGCAGTGCCCCCGGGGTGGTGCCCGGGGGCTTTTTCACAGGTACTTGCGGCGCGGGTCGAGGCCTGCGGCGAGTGGGGTCGGGGTGCTGCTGCTGCCCGGATCGGGGGCGCCATCGCGGCGGCACACCAGCGCATCCGGGTCGTACGAGGGCGCCTGAAGGCTGTATCCGTCCGGGCAGGTCTGCCCATCCTGCCCGTCACGTCCGTTCGTCCCGTCCTGCCCCGCAGGTCCAGCCGGTCCCTGCGCGCCCTGGGCTCCTGTGGGTCCGACAGGACCGGCCGGACCGACCGCTCCGGGACTGCCCGCGGACCCCGTCGCGCCCGCCTTCCCCGGAGACCCGGACGGCCCCGGAGAACCCGCCGGGCCCTGCGGCCCAGGGATCGGCACCGGGACCTCCGTTCGTGCGGGCAGATTGTCCACAGCCTTCGTCGGGTCCGGAGCCACCGGAGTCCCACCCCGCGCCTGCACCTGCGCCCGCAGCGCCCGCACATCCCCCGCCAGCGTGGACACCGCATCGCCCCGCTTGTTCGCCTCAGCCGCGGCCGCCGCATAGTTGCGGTCCGAGGAGTCGATGCGATGCCACAACGCCCACGAGATCCCGAACAGGCAGAGGATCGCGCACAGGGTCGCGATACCCCGCCAGTGCAGGACGATCGTGCGCTCGGTCCGGGTCATGGGATCGGTGTTCCTCCGAGTCGGATGATCTCTATCTCAAGGTGCGTGATTCTGATGAGGTCGACGCGGCGCTGCTCCTGCAACGCGATGATCTGCGTGTCCCGATCGGCGAGCCGCTTCAGAAGACCGTCGCGTTCCTCTTGGACCTGGTCGATCTCCGAGTTGAAGCGCGACGTAGCGTTCTCGCCGCGCTTCCCCACGTACACCACCACCGAGCCGATCAGCCCAGCTACGCACGCGAGGACCGCGCCGATGGTGGTGGAATCCAACAGACCTCCCAGCGCTTACGAGGGGCAGATCAGACGCCCGAGGCGGTCGACGCGGAGTTCTTCGCACCGACGGAGCGCGCCACGATTCCCTTCACCAGGGACACCACGGCGGCGCCACCAGCCACGCCGACTGACTGCCAGAAACTGGCGTGCAGCATGTCGGCAGGGCCCGCGGCTATCTCCACGGACGCGGTGGCGCCGAGGAACGTCCAGATGACGCGCTCGGCGAGATCCTTTCCGTAGGTGGCCGCGGACTTCACCACGGTGTTCACATCGGGGAGAGAAGAGTCGGACATGGTCGTTTCCTTTCGATGGGTCAGACGTTCGGAACGTGGAGCTTGGACCAGCTCGACGGACCGGGCATGCCGTCCGCGGCCGAGCCGGTGTAGCCGAGCTTCCGCTGCCAGGCCGCGTAGGAGCGCTCGTCACCAGGGCCCCAGACATCGGCGTGGGACGAGCTCGCGTAGTGGTTGCAGCCGACCGCGACGAGCCTCCGGTGCATCGCCGCGACGATCGGGGACCTGTGGCCGGCCTTGAAGAACGACGTCCCCGGGAACGGCTCGTAGGTGGGCTTCTGCGCGGGCTTCGGCGCCTTGATGAACTCGGGCCACGAGCCCGGGTCGACGTGGCTGTTCTCGGGGACTTGGCTGTGCCCGTACCAGCCGCCTTCGGTCTCCCACACGTGCTCGCCGCGGTGCGGGGAGAAGTCCGTCGGGTGCCCCATGGGCCACGCCTGCGGGACGCCCCACGAGGTGACCCAGTTCTGTAGGGAGGACCAGCCCTTGCACGGAGTGTCGGCCAGCGTCGCGTAGACCTTGCCGTCGACCCGGCAGTACGGGAAGAACAGCGCTTCGACCTGGATCACGACCTTCCCCGCACGGTTCGTTCGCGTCCCGCCGGCCAAGTCGACGACGCTCTTGGACCGGGAGTCGGCCGGGTAGAACTGCGCGAACTCCCCCGTGAACGGCGACCACAGGATGTGCGGGGCCATGCCCACGCCACCACCGGTGAAGTAGGACTTGAGGTTGGCGAAGGGGACGAGATCCTGCGGCTTCGACGCGGTGGCGTTTTTGTCCCACGTGATGTGCGCGATCGCCTTCGCGGGGTACTGCGTGTCGCATGCGGCGTGGCCGCCGACGTCGGCCCGTATCGCCCCGGGCATCCACAGTTCGGCCATGGTCAGACTCCCTTGCTGTCGCTACAGGAGACGATACGGTTCGTCTCGCCAACTTGCCTGAGCAGTCCCGGTGTGGATCTCCTCAGAAACCACGGGCTATATGACGGTGATGACCTGCTCGTACTGCTGCGCGACCACACTGCCCACACCAGCCGTACCAGCAAGGAACGCCCTCACAGCGTTCACCACGTCGATCTCCTGCACGACGGGCGTCTCCTGATCGATCGCGGTGATATTCACCGACACCACAGGCTGACCGCTCCCGTTTTTCCCAGTAATCACGTAAGTGGGCACAGTCCCAACTCCTTTAGGCGATGCGCTGGAGGCGCAGCCAACTGTCGGTATAAAGAGTGGTGGCGGTCGCGGATGAGGTGCCTTGTGCCCAGTCCAGAGACACCGTCCCTGACGTCGGTCCGACGCGGATCGTTCCGTTGATGGTCACCACCAGCGTTGCTCCAGCCCCGAGGGCGCCATGGACTCGGCCCGCCCCCAGATCGGCGGATTCCGTACGGATCAAATAGCCCGTCCCGCCCGACGTGTTAAGAGTGAGGGTCGGCGTTGCGTTGGAGCCCACGACGTTGTTACCGGCTCCCAGTGCCATCCATTCGCCGAGCGCTTGAGAAGGTGCGGTCACCTGCAACTTGAAATCGCCAGCGGTATCACCGTCGTATTTGAGCCAGCCGTCCATGATGTACACGGCATTTGCGTCGACAGAGAATTGCAGATGAGGATCAGCGGATGTTGTCGTCGTTGCCGAACGTTGGGTGTCCGCAGTTTTGCGGGCCACCTGCGGCAGCATCGACCGCAGCAGTGCGGCGGCGAGTCGCTGCCCTGCGAGGGGCGTGGGATAGGCCTCCGGCATGACAGCCTCCTTACTCGGCGAGAATCGTCGGATAGGCGAGACGGACGTCTTCGCCAGCAGAATGGGCTTTTACGACGCCGTTTGTAGAGCGGGTCACCGTGAAATTCTGCGGGTTCAGCAGTTGGAAGACGGCGTGCGTGAACAGCACGGGCAGTGTGTTCGTGTTGGTGGCGTCGAGGATCGAGCGGACGCCGACCGATCCGGCAGCCGTCTGTGAGGTGTCGGTGGCGGTCGCCTGCCAGATGGGCGGTTCGACTTGGCCGCGCGGCCACGCTTTGGCCCGAAGGGTGGACCCTTGCACCTGGAAGCGGAGGGTGAAATAGGCGCCCGCCGCGTGGGTTCCCGGAATGGGCACGGTGGCGAGATCGGTTTGGGCGCCGCCGGCACGCTTCTCCAGCACCAGTGTGAGCGTCTGATCTGGGTTGAAAGCGACGCGTGCGTTGTAGTGGTTGTTGACGTCGGTGGCGCGCGCGATGAGGTGTGTGTATTGCGGGCCGCCCGTGGCCAGAGCGCTCGTTGCCACATCCATTTGCAGGTCGATGTCCGCCGACGGGGACGGGACCATAGTGAAACGGTTCGAGTTGATGGCGCCCACGGAATGCACTGCCTCGGCGCCCTGGGTGAAGTAGTCGGACGCCGCGCCGCCCGATGTGGTCCACGCCTGTCCCGTGTCTGCGGATCCCCAGGTGTTCGCCTGGGTGCGAGTGAACGTGTCGAGGATCGCCGGGGTGATGGCGCCCGCCCGCATCACCTCGCCGCCCACGCGAATGTCGAAGGGGAAGTCATCGCCGCTGGTGTCGCTGGCGAGACGGAAAATGATCTCGTCGGCGTAGAGGACGTCCGTCACGGGCGGGAAGTTCGGCACCGTCGGGGCCAGGTTCGCGTAGACGGCGGACGCTGGAGGTGTGGCGGTGAGCTGGAAGAACGTCCACACGTTGGCGGTGACCGCCTGGTCGTTGGACGTGGTCGTCAGATACCCGTGGGAGACATCGAACCAGTTGATGTTCAAATCGACATTGCGACTCGTGGCGCACAGCAGCCACCCGGACAGCACGTACTGCTGGCCCACGGTCACGGCGATCTGTTCTGAGCCCGCGTTCGGGAACTGCGAGACTCCGTCTGGGGTGATCCGCATCGACCACGAGCCGCCGAACGACGGTGTGCCAGGCGTGGCCACACGGGCAATGCTGGCACCCGAAGCCACCCAGTTGGCCAAGTCGGTTTCGAAGGAGCGGTTCGTGTTGAGCTGCCCGGACTGGACCCAGCCCGGGCCCGAGGTGGTGGCCACGGTGACGCTGGTCGTGGTCGCGTCGAGGTCGGCGGCGAGCTGACTGCCGTCTGTGTCGATCCGGGCTGTCGTGGTGTCGAGGTAGCCGATCGTGTTGTACGGGCTCGCGGGAGCACAGGTGACCGTGATCCGGTGCTGGAAATGGGTGATGCTCTCGGAGAACCCGAGGACGAGTTGGTCAATCGTGTCCCCACCCAGCCACGCCGGCGGGTTGATGACCTGCACCCGGTCGCCCATCCGCAGTCCGAGGATCGCCCGCCGCATGTCCGGAGTGATCGACGCGTGCGCCAAGTTGACGCTGATCTGCGGGTAGCGGGCTTCGTCCACGGTGCCCAAGTGGACACGCCATGCGGCCTGGTCCAGCAGTGTCGGCGTGCCCGAGGTGGCCAAGTTCAGGGCGAGCGGGGAGTTCGCGTTGGGCCCATAGACTCCGACCCCGGTCGGAGGGGGCGCCGTCGACAGGGGCCCGGACGTCTCCTCGTAGGTGGCCGTCACGCCGCCCACGCTGACGGTGACCCGGTTGGCGAGGTACCGGTCGTCCTCCACAGGGGTGGGGACCTGGGACAAGTTGAACCCGCTGTAGTTGAGCACCAAGGCCGGGTCCTGGTTGTACAGGCTGGCCCGGGTCCGGTAGCCGAGGCCGAGGGTCGCGAGGTTCTCGTACAGCAGCCCGTCGTCGGCGAGGACGGCCTCCTGCATCAAGGCGAGAGGGTTCTGCTTGCTCTGCGCGCCGAGGGCCACCGTGTCGTCGAGGTCGCCGACCCAGTCGAAAGGGATCCCGCTCTCGCCACACAGCCGCTGAATGCGGCGCCCGGATGCCTCGCCGACCGGGTTGAGGCGCACCCCGAGCGCGCCTACTGCGGTGATCGTGTTCTCTACGGTGACGTGCCCGATGGCGACTCCGGGCAGGAACTGGGTCCCGTTTGGGCCGACCGCGGACCGGCTGGCCGGGCCGAACTGGACCTTCGTCACCCTCGACAGCTGGGTCACGTTCGCCGTGTCGTTGACGGAATACGTGAGCCCCGTGTTGACGTCCGTGATCCGCACCGCGCGGGTGATTGCCGTCCCGGACTCCTGGAACTCCACGCTGATGTACATCTGACGGCCGCGCACGTCGAGGGTGTGCGGTAGCTCGATGCCGAGGAGGGACCCGTCGGCCGCGCACATGCGCAGGGTGAGGCTGGTGGAGGTCGCGGAGTAGTACAGCTCCCAGAACTGGGCACTGCCGGCGCTGTAGTCGACCTGGTCGATCGAGCAGATCACCTTGCCGTCCGACAGCCCAGCCGCCGGGATGAACACCAGGAAGCGGACCTGCGTCGCGGTGGGGTCGGCGTATGCGGCAACGCCGCCGGACAGGTAGCTGGAGGTGAGGTCGGGGAGTGGGTCGGACGCGCCGAACCCGGAGTAGCTTGCCAGGGCCGGGGTGCCCGAGACGGTCATCGGGGAGCCGCTCGCCAGGGCCGACGCGATCGTCGTCGCATCCGATGGGTCCTCGCACGACCAGTACGCAACGACCTGCGGGCCGATCGGGTCCGTGACCGCGTTGTAGATCACGCTGCGTTCGGGAGCCGGGCCCTGCACGAGACGCTGCAAGAGCCCGTTCACGCTGACGTCGACCCACACGTCCGTGCCCGTCGGGTCCCACGACGCCGGCCAGCGCGGGATCTCCCCCTGGATGCGGTAGCTCTTGCCGCCCAACCCGTCCGGGACGGAGACCCTGATCGGCTGGTTGCGGCCGATAGTCCCGTACCAGACGCCCATGGGGTTCCTGGGGGTGAATCTTCCGTCCGGGTTCTTCAACGGCAGCGTAGCGTTGCCCTGTTCGGTCTGGTTGCCCTCGTCGCGAATGCCTTTGGTGAGGGTGATCTGTCCCTGGTCGTCGCGGACCATGACGTACGAGGTGATGTCCACCCACGTTCCGTTGACGAGCAGCTCTACCGTCACGGGGGCGCCGGTCGAGGCTTCCCCGGACGCGCCGAGGGGACCGGCCGCGGTGCGCATACGCCGCTGCCAGCCCATCACATGCGCTGCGAGACCTCCAGGCATCGATCACTCGTCCCAAACGATCCAGCACGTCATGTTGACCGCGGCGCCGAACGTCGCCCGCACTCGCAGAAACTTGGACACCGCGATGATGGGCCGCTCGTCCGGCATCCACTGGTACGTGTAGTTGATGTCCGTCGCCCCGGCGGTCGGCGGAACGAGGTTCGCGTCGAACGTGCGCGTGGCGGTGGTGGCGCCTTCCGTGGTGAAGGTGTAGCCCGTCAGCGCTGTGCCGAGCTGCACGAGGGACGCCGGGGCATTCGGGTCCAACGGCTGCACACCCGCGGCGACGTGCGCCGTACCGACCGAAGCAGCCACGTCGGTCTGGATGAGCTCCACCTGCCCGGCCGACCCCGGAACTCCGTCCAGGGTGAAGCCCCACGAAATGAGCTGCATCTGCCGCGTCGACGGCGGGGCGATCTGCAACATGGTCTTGATGACCGTGCCAGTTGTCACCTTCTGCTGGGCCGCCGTTGTCGGTGCAGGCCCGTTGAAGCACTTGTAGCGATGGATACTGATCACTCCCTCATTCGGGTCGCCCTGCAAGGACGAGTTGGACGTTGCCGCCGCGCACGCGAACGGCGCGGCGGATCATCATCAGAAGGAACTCGTCGGTCTCAGAGCCGCTCGACCGGATCTCCAGCACCGCGTGCGCCGGGCCACCGCCACCTCCAGCGGCCATGCGGCGCGAGTCCGGCCCCGACCACACCCGCGACCCCACCGGCAGATCCAGGAGCTCCGGCTCGTGCTCGCCCACCCACGTCAACCCGCCCCGCAGACCGCCCGACGCGGCCGCGCCGACGATCCCGCCCGAGGCTTTCTTCCCGATGGCCTTCGAGATGGACTTCTCCATGACCGACGCGAGATGCGACATGGCCTTTTCCAACTTGGCCTGCTGGCCCTTCAGGGAGTCGACCAACTTCTGCTGCGCCTTGATTGCCGCCCCGTACACCGCGTCCGCCGTGGTCGAGCCCGCGGACGAGGCAGCCTTCGCGATCTGGCCCTGAAGGGAGTTGATCGACGAGATCTCCGAACCCGAAGCCCCCAGCAGTGCGCCCGCAGTCTCCAGGCCGCCGCCGTTGACACCGGCCTCGCCGATCTGCTGGATCAGCCCCTTGTCGAGGCCCTTCGACTTCAGGCCCTTCAGGGCGTCGGCGAACGCGGTCGCCTTGTCCCTCGACTGGGTGAGGCCGCCCATGATCGAGGCGACCGTGATCGTGCTCCCGGACGCCCCCTGGGTGATGTTCGCCGACGACAGCACGTTGCTCTTCACGCTGTCCGACAGCTGCGAAGCCGAGTTCTTCAGGTCGTCCAGCTTGGACTTGGCCTTATCCAGCGACGCGCTGACGCTGTTGAGGTTCTTCTCGTACTTGATCAGGCTCTTGCCGACCGAGTTCAGCTCTTTCAGCAGGTGCGACTCCGTACGCCCCCGCGTCGCCGCCTTGATCTCCCCGCTCGCCTGGTTCAGCGCGGACACCAGACTGCTCAGATCGGACGGCGCGCCAAGGCTGTGCTCGAACGGGGTCCGCTGATACCCGGCCATCCGCCCGAACGCGGAGATACCGAACTGGCCCCGCAGGCTGCCCCTCGCATCCTTCTCCGCCTGCGACAGGCCGCCCTTCGCGAACTTGTCCAGCCGGTACCCGAACCGGTTGGCGACCTCGTCCAGGATCGCCATCGACCGCGGGCGCTTCGACGTGGCCAACGGGATGTACGCCTCGCCTCCGGTCTCCGGCTCGGCCCACAGGCGCATGGACGGCTGCGCAATCTCGGCCACGTGGTTCTCCACGCCGCCGTTCGCGTACGCCCGTCCGCGGAAGATGTTGCCGTTGGCGCTGCCGACCATGTCGTGGACACTCTTGCCGCCGGAGACGCTGTTGGAGGTCGAGTAGTTCGTCTTGATGTTGTGGAAAGTCCACGTCGTGGCGGTCTTACCGTTCAGCCGGCGCAGCGCTGCGGCGATGTTGTTGATCGCGGAGAGGGCGCCGCCCTTCGTGGAGACCGTGACCGACCCATTGGGCAGTCGTTTGACCTTCAGTCCGAACGACTCCAGCACCTGCTCGCCGCTCTTGGACAGCGTCTTGAGGGTGACGCTCTTCGCCCCGGGTGTCCGCTTCACCGCGGCGTTGAACGAGTTGAGGTCGTTCGTCGCGTCCTCGGTGTCCATCTTCACCCGGGCCGTCTTGTCCGGGATCCGCAGGATCTGATCGGCGAGTGCCTTCGCCTCGCCTTTACTCAGACCCATAGCCTGCGCCGACTTGATCAGCTCGGAACGGCCGCGGGCATAGATGGCGTTGGCGCCCTCCCACGAGTTGGTGCTCTCACGAGATGCCGCAGCGGCCGAGTCGGTCTTGTCCGCGAGGTCCTGCAACGCGCTGGCCGCGTTCCTGGCCTTCTCCGAGCCTAGGTTGAGGACCCCGTTCGTCATGCTCAGCGCGCCCGCGTTGTCCTTCGCCGCCTTCGACGCGGCATCGATGGCTCCCTCGAACCCGATCATCCCGCCCAAGCCCTGGCGCTGCACGTCATTCAGGGCCTGGATCGCACCGCGCAGCCCGTCAGCGCTGGCCTTCTGTGCCTCCAGCTTCGCCGCCGTGTCCTGAGCCGCCTGCCCGAACAGCCCCTGCGACTCAGCGGTGAGCTTCGCCTCCAATGCCTGATCGGCCAAGGCGGACTTGTAGTCGTCGAGACTGCTCTTGAGCTCCTTGAAGTCCTTCGGCTTGAGCTTCTTCCCAACCGCCTCCAGGGCCTTGGCGGCAATGTCCGCCTTACCTCCCTTGACGAGATCGGCCAGGGACTTATCGAGGGAGTCGATGTCGCCTTTCGCGGTCTTGACCTGCGTCGAGTCCGTTCCCAGGAACTTGGCCCAGCCCTGGAGGAACCCGTCAAAACCCTTGGGGTTAAGACGCGAGAGGCTCTCACTGAGCCCGTCAAAGTTCGTGCCCCAAGCCTTCACCGACTCGCCGGTGTTCTTCCCTGTCTCGGCCAGTCCCTTGAGGGACGTCGTCACCTTGTTGACGTCAGGCGGCGTCTTGTCCCCCATCGAAGACAGCATCCCGAGAGCAACGACGATGGCGCCGACGCCTGTGGTGATGAGGGCGGCACGCGCGCCGATGCTCAGAGACATGAACGCCGCCCGCAGACCCGCCAGCCCGCCACCCGCAGCAGCCGACGCCGCAGTCAGCCCCGCGATAGCCGCCCGGAGGGACGTGATGCCCTCCGCTGCCACGCCGATCCCCGCACCCGCCAACTTGATCAACTTGAACGCCGCGTACACCTGCATCAGGTTGCCGATCAGCGACGGAGGCACCGCCGCCACCAGCTTCGCGAACGCGTTGACCAACGACAGCATCCCCGGGCCCGCCTGTGACGCACCCTGAAGCAGGTTGCTGACAGCCTTGGCCACGTTCGTCAGCAGCTCCTTGACGGCCGGGCCCTGAGCCTTGGCGTAGGCGAAGAACGACGCGATCGGGCCGGATGACTTCCCCTCCGACAGGACCCGCATGAAGTGGATCGCGCCGTCGGTGGCGTTCTTCAGGCTCTTGTTCGCGAAGTCCGACACCTTCGTCGACAAGGCGTTGAACCCGGACGTGTTGACCGCGCCCCCGGCCACCGACACCAGCCGGTCCAACTGCGTCGACGCGCCGCGAGCCATCGGCGTCAGCTTCGGAATGATCTGCCCCAGCACCGCGAACGACTTCTCAACCGGAGCCATCGTGAACTTCGCGTTGCTGTCAGAGAACTCCCGGAACGTGTCCCGCAAATTCGAATACGCGGCAGACGCCCGCTGCGTCGCCGCAGGCATCGACGCCAACGAGTCCGCAACGAACTGCTGCGCCGCCATGGCCTGCTTCGACTGCGCCCCGTACTTCGTAACGGCCTGCGTGTACTTGTCCTGCGCGCCGGCCGCGTCCTTCAGATTCCCGATCTGCGGAATCACGGCAGCACCGAACGCCGCGACCGCCAGCCCCGCCGCGCCCGCATGCACTGCGATCGGAGCCAACGCCGCAGCCACCGGGACCGCGGCCGGCGCCAGCGACAGCATCGTCGCCCGAAGATCCTTGAACGCGCCCCCGCCGTCCTTCGCGGACCGGGCGAGTCCATCGACACGCCGTGTGACAGCGGTGATCCCCGGGCCGGTTGCGTCGCTGACGCGGACTGTGATCGTCACGTCATCGGCCATCAGGGATCACCTCCGTCGTCGTCGGGTCTGTCAGGGGTTCCGGCCTTCTCGATCGCCACAAGGCGCAGGAGCTCGGTGTCCTCCTGCATGAGGGTTTCGAGGGTGTAGCCGGGGAAGCGTTCGAGGAGCCCGAGCAGTAGCCGGGCTCGTCTCAGCTCGCGAGGGGCTCGGACAGGGGTTCCATCGGAATCGACAGCGCCGGGGACTGTTCGCCAGAGGTCGAGCTCTCGGGCAAAGGGTCAGCGTTGTGGACCCCCGTGAGGGTCTTGATCCACGCGTTGTTCATGGCCACGACCAGGTCGTGGTCAACCGACAGGACGCCCTTCTCGGTGGGCGGGACCGGTTCCCCGGTGTCCTCGTCTTCGAGGTTCCAGCTCACGAGGTGGCCGATGAAGTTCCGCAGGCTCCCGGCGTCCCCGTCGCCGTCGCCGCCGTCGAGGCCCGTGGCCTCCATGTACTCGCCGAGTGACATGCCGCGGACCGTGGCCTCGGCCCCGTGGTGCTCGTGGCCTGGGCCGAACTTGATCGTGTAGGTCTTGACCTTGGTCTTGTAGCCCATGTGCGTGTGCCTCTCAGGCCCAGGTGGGGACGGTGCCGTCGGCGAGGACTCCGGGCACCGACGCCGTGAGCTCGCCGGACGCGGACCGCTGCAGCGGGTAGTCCGTGTACAGCACCTCGTTCGCCAACGTCTTGCCAGCGACGGTGAGGGTCGTGCTCCGGGCGACGGAGGTGCTGGGGACGGTCTTGAACACGTCGTGGCTCGCGTTGGCCGCGAAGTTCGCCACGATGTTGAGCGTGATCGAAAAATCCGCGAGGAGCAGGAGCCGCTCGATCGCCGACTTGTCGATACCCGTGATGTCCTGCACAGCGCGCGGGGTCGCGAACTGGAGGTTGGTGACGTCGTTGATGATGGCGCGGACGGTGCCGGCCGAATCATCCACGGAGCACACCGACCACCCGAGACCCGATGTCTTGGCCATGGCTGGTTATCCCTTCTGCTGCAGGTCGACGAGGCGGACCTGGTTTTCGGTCATGTCCTCAACCCAGTCCGCTGGGCGGGTGTGTTGCCGCGTCCGGCCGGTCGGGTTCCCACGGTGATCCCCGTCGCGGACGAGGTAGATCTCCGGGCGGGTGCGGTGCTCTTCGAAACAGCGCTGGTGGGCCTCGAAGCGGAACACGGTCAGCCCGGCGTCCGTCTTCATCTCCCGGAACGCGCGCCGGGACTGGCCCCGGATGTACGCGGCCTGCTGCTGGCCGAGTTCGGTGCGTTCGTCGATGACGGAGTCCCAGCCGTTCAGCCACGCCGCGCACCCGACCTGCTCGCACGCGGCCACGATCGTGGTGTCCTGAGGCGCGGTGATGCTGTACGTCTGGTACTGGCTGACAGGCAGGTTCGGGTCGATCCGGTTGACCATCTGCATGAGAACCCCACCCCTCTCAGAAGGCCGTAGCCACGTCGTTGCGGATGGCGGTCACCGCGAAGGTGCACGAGGTGAAACCGCCAGTCGTTGTGGTCACGGCGCGGAGGTAGCGGCGGATCGTCGCCCCCGAAGCAGTAGCGATCCGCTGCGTCCCGGGCCCGGTCGTCACGGCTGTGAACGTCATGCCAGCGACGTCGGCAAAGGTCGCGTTGTCCGCGGAGTCCTGGACCTTGATCGTCACATCGGTCCCGGTGAACGCGAACACCTGGAGATAGCACTGCGCCCCGAACAGGCCCTGCCCGTTGAACAGCGGCGGGCTGCCGAGACCGAAGTCCACGCCAGTGCCGTTCGTCGCCACGGTGTCGACGCGCTTGCCCGCGGTGAGGAGATAGCCCCACTCCACGCCGAACCCGTTGGCCTGCATGGACACCGAAAACGGGAAGGAGCCGTCCTGGCCGCGCTGCCCGTCGTAGTTGGGCTGCTTGCCGACGATGTTCGCCGCCGGGCTGCCGAGCGTCGTCCCGCGGCAGTACATGCTGTGCACGTCCGCCGTCGGCAGCGCTGACAGCACCGGGTGGGACAGCGTCGGGTTGAACCACGCGGTGGCCTCCAGCCGGCCGTCACGGGCGCCGCCGATCCGTTCCATCGCGCCCTTGTCGATACCCGTGGTTGTCAGCGGTGATGGGCCGCCGCCGACGTTGCCGATCGCGGTGAAGTCACCGCTCAGGTCGTTACCTGCGATGAAAAGCGCATCACCCAGGCCGCTTGTCTTTGCCACTACGGGGCCTCCGTCCACACGTCGTTGATGATCAGGGGCACCGTGAGCGTGGCCACCCGGTACGTTGTCGAGTCGAGCCGCGTGTATCCGAACCGGGCCCGCAGGCTGGCGCCGTGCATGCCGAGCAGGTCCACGTTCGCGACCGTCCCGCCGAGCTCGAAGTCCCCGCTGTAGGCGTTCATCAGCCCGCTCACGGCGCCCGTGACCTGGGTGTCGACGTCCCCAAGTGGCTCGCTATCGGCGGGGTAATACACGCGGCCGCCCATCTCCAGCCGGGCCGACACGGAGGCGAGCCCAGACCGGTCGGGTACCGGTGCCACGTCGGTCACCCACAGCGCGTACGTCAGACCGCTGCCGGGCGCTGATACGGGCTCGTGGTCCAGCACTTGATCGAACAGGCCTAGGGCCTGCCCGTGCGACGCGAGCGCGCTGCGGTAGGAGCCGAGGTCAAGAGACACGGGGCATCACATCCGTCCCGTGTACCGGCGCAGGAGCCGCTCACCGATACCGACCTTGCGCGCGTTGAGCCTGTCCCGGGTGACAAGCCAGTGGTCGTAGCCCTTGAACTTGGTCACCGGGTAGTTCCGGGAGCCAATGCCGGCCAGCCACGGCCCGTAGATCACGCGGGAGTCGGAGATCTTGTGGCCTTCGATGACCTTGCAGCGGGACTCGTAGTAGCCGGTCGGGTTGCGGAACACGCGGTGCATCTCGCCGCGCAGGATGTTCAGGCCTTCTTCGGCGAGGTCGCGTTCCAACCGGTTGACGTAGGCGTTCGCGGCGGCGCGGGCCCGCCCGTCGAAGAGGGGGCCGCGGCTGCTGCTGGAGACGTCAAGGAGCATGACTAGACCGCCCTCGTCCGAGCCTTGCGGCCGTGGCTGGTGTACACGCGGTCGCGGAGATCCTTCAGCCCGCGGCCGGACGCCTCGCGCTCGTTCTCCCCGGAGCCCGCGGTCCGCGCGTACCCGGAGCGGCCCTGAAGGAGATCAGTGAGCGCCTCGGCGACGCACAGCTGCCGGACGCTTCCGGGCGCGTCCCACCGGTACACGCTCGCCCCGTTGCTGTGCGCGGCGGCCGTGGTGCCGAGGGCGCCGCGTGCGACGGTGAGGATCCGGGGTGCGAAGATCGCGGAGTCGGTGTGTGCGGCGAGGACGCTGCCGTCCCAGGCGCGGGTCACGGTGAGGAGGTTGCCTGCGATGTCGGTGATCAGCATCCGCTCGGAGTCCCGGAGGATGACCTCACCGACTGCGTACGCAGCCCCGTTCGCTGCGCCGATGGAGACGTCGTTGTTGGTCGCGGTCATCGAGTCGCCGAAGCCCTGCCCGGTGTCGAGTTGGGCGCGGCCGGTGACGATCATCCGCTCGTTGTCGATACGCAGCAGCGAACCGATACCCAGTGCGGCCGACGCGGGCCCGTCGACAGTGATGGTGGTGGCGCCCGCGGTCGCGACCTGCGCGGCGAGGGTGCCGGCCGGGGTCTCGTCGTTGCGGTAGCCGAACAGCCCGGTGACGGTGATGTCCTGCTGGTAGGTGCGGCCCCCGCTGAACGATGCGTTGGAGCCGAGGTTGACTTCGATGCGCGTGTACGGGGGTTCGGCCTTGTCGTCGGCCCGGCGTAGGAGGTAGTCCCCGGGGGCGATGGTGACGCTTCCGGAGGTGAGGGAGGTGACGGAGATCAACTCGTTTGCGTCGAGGCGCAGGATCCACGGGGTGGCCCCGGAGCGGGGCGGCCAGTCGAACTTGCGGGTGTCCTGCACCGGGTAGAACGTTCGGTGCGTCAGGCCCTCGACGGCCTCGGTCGCATCGGCCAGCGCGCGATCGATCCGCGCGTTGGAGCGTGCGGTTTCCTTCACGTCCAGCTCGGCTTTGATCTCCTCGCGGGTCGCATACCACGGGGTCGTCATCTCTCGTCACCTCCTCTCGATGCGTGCTGTCGGGCGGGTCAGTCGGTGCGCTCGGGCCAGTGCCAGGAACCGCCGGGCGGCATGCCCGCGCCGTCCGGCTCGTACTGAGCACAGCTCTGGTTGAAGAACAGGCCCTCCGGGTTCAGGACCGCGAGCGAGACCGCCCGCCCCTCAGTGCCAGGGGCGACGGCCGTAACGATCGCCGCCCTGCACTGCGAGGTGTACTCGCCGCCCGGGGTGCCGTGGCTGACGTAGTGGACGATGCGGCCCACGCTGGGCTTCACGCGTCCTGCTCGTCAGCTGCCGACGTACCGGCCGCCTGGCCGCCACCCGTCTGAGGGGCAGAAGAGTCCTTGTCCGTCGCCGCCTTCTTTGAGCGGCTCCCCGTCGTTCGGGCACGCGACGGGCTCGCGCTGTCGCTCGTCTCGGGCGAGCTGCTGTCCTTCTCGGACGATGTCGAGGAGCTGCTCCCAGCTGATACGTCCTCACCGCCCTCCTGCTCGTCAGCGGCCGCATTGCTGGCGCCGCCGTGCACGGTGGTCTTGGCCATGTCCTGTTCCTCCTCCGGAGGTTGGGTCGCTTCGTTGACGCGAACGGTCGACCCGCAGTGCGGGCACTTCGGCGCGCCCACCGAGTACGCGGTGGTGCATTCCGCGCACTGCCACAGAGCCATGTCAGGCCCCCGTGGCGGGCAGGTTCTGCGGGGCGCGCTGCGCTCCCAGGTCGCGGGTGATCGCAGTGACCGTGCCCGCGCCGGTGCTGGTGAGCTTCACGTACTTGTAGGTGTCGGAGAGGCTGGTGCCTTCGACCTCGCACACCATGGCGTTCTGCGCGGCAGTTGCCGTGGTCACGACGGTCGCCGCCGCAGCCTGCGGCGTCCGGGTCCACGCGTCCGACCCGTTGCCGGTGCAGGTGTACCGCTCGGTGATCGCAGCGAGGTTCTGCGCGCCGGTGCCCGCGGAGTCCTTGGCCTCCTGGAGCGTGTAGGTGTCGCCGACCGCGCCCGCGAGGTAGCAGCTGAAGGTGACGCCGGCCGCGGCGCCCTTCAGGGCGATCCACACGCCGTCGGCGGCGGGGGTGGTGTTGATGAGCCTGCCGAGTGCCTTCTGGGACATCGGGTGTTCCTTCCGTCTGGGGGCCGCGCCGGGGCGACACTGCCGGGTCGGGTGGTGGCCGCCGCCGGGGCGTTACTGCCGACGGCGGCCGAGGGGTGTTACAGGAGCTCGACGAACGGCGACAGCGTGGAGGTGCTGCCGTTGGCGGGGGTGATCGCGGACTGGATCCACGGGCGGCCGTCGACGCGCTGGATGATCCTGAAAGTTGTCTTGTCGGTGCCGAAGTTGTAGTCCGTGCTGGAGTCGGCGGTCATGATCTGGCGGTCACCCACCAGGTAGTACGACAAGTCGACGAACGCCAGGTCACCGCGGGAGCCGAGGATGCCGCCCTTCTCGGTGATGATCAGCGGGCGGCCGAAGATGCTCATCGGCATCCCGGCGGCCGCGTTGACGACAAACACGCTGTTGCCGCCGGTGCCGACGGTGAGGGACAGCTGGAGCAGCTGCGGCAGCGCGTCCGGGGAGCACATCCACACGGCGTTGCCGAGCGAGGAGGGCAGCATGCGGGCGTACATGGCGATGACGTCCAGGTACTGGATCTTGCTGGCGGTGGTGCGGGTCACCGTGACCGCGGCCGAGTTGCCCGCGCCGCGGAAGCCGAGGGGTTCGCCGGTGCCGCTGCCGGTCTGGAACTTGTTGTCCTCCTCGAACGCGAGGGCCTTCGGCCACAGCGTCTCGATGAGCGCGGAGAACGAGGTGATGGAGTCCTGGAGCAGCTCGTTCGGCACTGCTGACAGACCAGTCAGTTTCTTCGCGTCGAGCTCGACCCTGCCGAACTTCGGGTTGGAGTCCTGGAACGCTGCGCCTTCCTCACCCCAGTACGCGACCATCCCGCCGAACACGGAGCCCGCGTTCGTGGTGGTGTCGATCATCGGGAACGGGACCCTCGCGCTTTCCATGGGGACCACGGTGGCGAGCGGCCGGACGACGGCCTGCTCCAGCGCCAGCTGCAAGAGCTGCGAGCGGAGCGTCTCCGGGACGAGGAAACCACCGTCCGCCGGCGACACCGAGGAGGCCGCGTTGCGGAGCGCACCGAGCTTGTCCCCATCGGGGGACGGGTTCTTGTGCCAGATGTTGCGGACGTAGTCGATCGAGTTCTCGAAGTGCTTGTCGACCACCGCGCCCGGAGCGGTCGGGTTGTGGGCGGTGCCCTGCCGGTGGGAGGTGAGCATCCCGCCCTTGCGCTTGGCCTGCGGGTCGAGGTCGAGGCGCTTGATCGCGTTCGCGGCGTCCTTGGTGGTGGCGTCGGCCCCGTGGTCGCGGAGCATCGCGGCGAACTGGCGCTGCGTCTCTTCCGCCACGAGCTTGTTGATCTCGGTGCCGTCGCCCTGCTGCTGCGCGGCGTAGGCGTCCATGTGGTCCGCAAGGGTGTCCGGCGTCGCGAGGATCTCCTTACGCGCCGCAGGGTCGTGGAGCTGCTCGCGAAGTTCCTCGCTGTTGCGCGGTACGGCGATCTTGGTCGGTGTGGCCACAGTTGCCTCCTTCAGGCCGTCGCCGCGCTGGACGACGTGTCGGGCTCGATCAGGTTGGAGACGAGCGCCGACCAGTTGTCGCCGTCGTCGGGGGTCAGGTGGGCGACCATGTCCGCCCACGCGTCTTCGGGCTCGGGTTCGACGACCGCGGCCGGCTCCGGGTGGGCCTGCTCCGCGATCTCGGGCGGCGTCTCCGACGTCTGCTCCGATGTGTGTCCGGCTGCCATCTCGCGGAGCCTCTTGACGATCTCCTCGTCGCCGAGCGCATTCTCGACGTTGATGATCAGCGTCGGTAGCGGATCCGGCTCGACGGCTGCGGGCTCTGGGGTCTCAGCCTGCTTGGGCCCGTCGTAGCCGTACGCGGTGAGGTCGAAGGCCTTCCGCATCTCGGGCTCGGCATCCGGCTCGGCCGCGGCGCCACGCTGCGCGCCCACCTCATCGGCGAGCCCCGCTTCCACCGCCCCGTCGGCGCTGTACCAGGTTTCGGCCTGCATGAGGGCCCGCCAGTCAGCCGCCGTGCCCCCGGCCTTCGCCGCATACGCGGAAGCGATGTTGTCCGAGATCGCGTCGAGGAGCCCGGCCATCTGCTGCATGTCTGCCGCATCGCCAAGGCACATGCCACTCGCGTCGTGGATCATGACCATGCTGTTCGGCTGCATCACAAGCCGGTCGCCCGCAAGGGCAATCACGGAGGCGATCGACGCTGCGAGGCCGTCGACCTGCACCGTGACGTCAGCCGGGTGGGAGCGCAGCGCATTGGCAATGGCGATGCCCTCAAAGACGCTTCCGCCAGGGCTGTTGACCCGCACCTTCAGGCGGGGCGCGGTGATCTGCGCGAGTTCGTCGATGAACTCGTCGGCATACGCGCCGAACCAGCCACCCACCTCGTCGTACAGCATCACCTCCGCCTCGTCCGGGGAGGCAGCGTTGGTGATGCGGTACCAGCGCGGCGGTTCGACCCCGTACTGGGCACGCAGCTTGTCCGCCTGCTCGCGATGCCGCGCGGCGAACTGGGTGAGGTTGGCGGGCAGCATGAGGCCCGACATCCGGCTCATTCGTTATCTCCCGTCGTGTCCCACGTCGCCACGACAGTCCCGCGGCAGCGAATCCCGCCCTGGCACAGCCGATACGGTCCGGCGCCGTACGCGGCACGAACCGCGTCCAAGTCGGCGAACTGAGTACCGTCGATCTCCGAGCAGGGCGCGCACCGGTTCGCGTCGTTCACTTCGCTGGCCGTGTACGTGGCAACCGGAGCGGCCTCCAGCGTCGCCACCCGGCCCAAGTTCGTGGCCCGGTGCAGCGCCCCACCCAGCTGATCGAGCTTCAAACGGTTCGACAGGCCCCGCAGGAAACTCTTCACCTGGCGTGCCACGCCCGCGCCGTCCGCGCCAGGAGTGAGCAGCCGCAGCGCCTCACGCCCCGCAGTCGACGCCAGCCCGGACCCGAGGAGTCCAGCCGTCGCCGCAGCGATCCCCACCAGCTCAGACCCGAACACAGCCCGCAGCGACCCGACATCCATCCGGTTCGTCACTGCCTCGTCCAACTCCGGTGCGTCCACGGCGACGCCCTGCGCCGCCGCCTCATCAACCATCCGGCCAGCCGCGCGCTTCGCCATCCCGCCGAGTGCCTCCCGCAGGACATCGGCCGCGTGGTCGCTGTCGACGGTGAGGGAGGCAAGGGCTGCGGTGTCGTCATCGTCGACGGCGGTACGGATCTGGTCGCCAAGGGCGTTGATCCACCGGTCCTCGATGGGAATCCACCGGTCGAGGAGCTGTGAGAGGGCGTCGTCGTGGTCGGCGCGGACTTGTTCCAGCGTGGTGGCGTTCTGGGTGTTGAGGAGTTGAGCCACCGCGATGTCCCACTCGGTCCGGGCCGCGGGGAGCGCTGCCAGCGGACGGTGGAGCAGCGCCGCCGGGGCGGGGCCGGCCGGGACCGGCGCAGCAGCGGGCGGCGTGAACGCAATGGCGGGGAGGCCGACCGCAGACAGGGTGCCCGCAGGGTCGAACCCGGCCTGCACCAGCGCCGCGGCAGCGTTCGAGCGGGAGGTCAGTTGGATGGCGTCCTTGTCGACGTCCTCCGGGACCGGGTTGACGTAGTCGAACTCCAGGCCCGCCGCGGTCGGCCCGTACAGCGGCAGCAGCTGGTTGTTGAGCGCGTCTTTCATCGCTTCGAGGTCGGGGACGATGAGCCAGCGGGCGAACATGCGCTCCCCGGACTCGCCGTTGGCCCGGTTGACGTCGTCGGTGCTGCCGAGCATCGGTTTCGGGAACCCGAAAGCTTCCCGGATGATCTCGCGGCCGACGTCGCGGAGTTCAACGAACTGCATGTCCCGCTGGCTGAACTTGCGGTCCTTCCACTGCCCGTGTTCGAGGATGGCGACGCGGTGGGCGCTGGCGACCCCTTTGTGCTGCTCGTTCCACCGGTCGCGGAGCTCGTTGAACTCGCCGTCGGACAGCCCGTTGGGGACCTCGATGATCCCGCCCGGCTCCGCGCTGTTCAGGAAGAAGTTCCGGTTCCACTCCGCGCTGTAGCGCACCGCGTCAAGGTCGGTGAGCAACGCCTGCACGGGGCCGATACCGCGGTACGGGTCCGTCGGGTGCGGGGTGCGGATGAAGATGACGTCCTCTTTGCGGAGCGCCACCTGCTGCCCGTCGGGGCCCGTGTACATGTACCCCGACAGGAACGTCTCCGGGTCCGGGACTGGTGTCATCCGGTCCGGGCGCACCGGCCACAACTCCAGAGGAATCGTGGAGCGCTCGTTGTAGCCGATCACCCACCACTGCTCGCCCGTGAGCTGCTTGTGCTGCGCCACAGCCTCCACGAACACCGACTGCGTGTAGAACGGGTTCGGCTTGTCCCACAGGTCGAGGGCCGCGTGCGAGGTGACCTGAACGCGGTCTTCCTTCTTCCCGGACTTCGCCTTCCGGTACAGCCCCCACTCGACGCCGGCCTCCGCCTTCGCGGTGCGGTTGACGATGGCGAAGAGGGTGGAGACGGAGCCCATGGCGCCGAGTTCGGCGGTGGTGCCTCGGTTGGAGCCGAAGAGGCTGTGTCCGTAGGACTGGTGGCGGGAGGCGAAGGGGACGGGGGTGGTGGTGGGGCGGGCGCGCAGAGCGTTGGCGAGGGAGCCGAAGAGGGTTTTGCCCACGTGCCCCCTCCTTCACGTCAGTCGCTGTCGAGCACCCATTGCAGGACGCAGGTGAGGACTCCTCCGGAGATGAGACCAACCCCTGTACCGAAGATATTCCAGCATCCTGCTGTGATGAGTGTAAATCCTCCTGTCAACATGGATGCTGGCCGCAAATCTTTCAGCTTCTTGGGGTTCACTTGAAGGTTCCTCATCACAGCCACCTCACACGCGGACGACCCCCGAGATCCCGAGCGGCAACCATGTACCGCATCGCGTCCATCGAGTGATCGTTCTCCTTTACCGGCGCCTCTTTGAGGCCACCGCTGTTGCCCGGTTTCACCGCCCACACATAGCCCGCGATCTCCTCCGCCCCGCAGGCCGGCAGGGACGCGGACTCCAGTTCCGGGTCCCGATCGACGAGGGCCCCGCGTGCGATGAGCAGGCGCGGCCGCCCGTCCTCCTGCACCCGCAGTCGGGCCTGCACCGCCTGAATCCCATCGCTGACTGTCTTCGTCGCAGGCTTCGTCGGTAGCCCCAAGTGGCGCTCCAGGGTGGCCCGGTCCTCCGCGTCGTGGTCCGCGTAGATCGCGCGTGGGAGCTGCCCGCGCGGCTGCCCGGACGGGTAGAACAGCAGGTCTTTGATGGTCTTCGCATGGTCCTCGACCAGGCGGCGCGTGTAATAGATCTCGTTGGCTAGGTACAGGCGGCCGTCCGGGTCCTCCCACCAGTCCTGATACACAAAGGGGTTCGTGAACCCGAAGTCGACCGTTCCCCAGCGGGACCACGCGGCCGTCGGCTTGACCGCGTCGACCATGTGGATCGCGTCGTCCCACGCCTCGTAGATCTGCCCCTCGGCCGCCGCCCACTTCCCATCGCGGTAGCGCAGACGTCGGACTCCCGTCAGGGCGTCGAGCTTCTTCATGTAGTCCACGCCGCGCTCAGTGAGCGTGCCATCGGCGTTAACAAGCAGCGGGTTGTCGGAGTGCCGCGAGTAGATCATGCGCATGATGCCCGCATCGCACCGCTTCTTGATCCAGTGCTGGGGGGCGTCCGGGTTGCAGGCCAAGACGATCTGACGGTAGGTGTCGGCGTTCCCGCGAAGGCGGGTGATCAGCGTCTCCAGCGCGGTGAGGGTGACCTGCGTGGCCTCGTCGACGTAGATCCGTGAGAACTCCGTCGACAGGAACTTCTCAGGACGGTCAAGGCCGCCGACCACGATCTCCGATCCGTTGGCGTACTGGTAGGCAGCTGGCTTGCGGGCAGAGCCCCCGAACCAACTGACCACGCCATGGGCAAGGGCGTCACGGATGACCTGCTGCTCGAACGTGACGAGCGTCGACCCGGTCAGCGATGCGTGTGTCTGGCGGACGATCAGCGATCGGCAGCCGGGAACCATGAGGCTCGTGTAGTGGGCTTTCTGAAGCATGGCCAGGCTCTTGCCGGTGCCTGCGGGGCCCGCGATGCAGGCTTCCTGATCGCGGCCGGTCAGAAGTTCCTTCGCGCCGCCCCTTGGCTCGTACCGCACGACCGTCTCAGTCACGGGCAGCTCACGTGAGGTCCGCGGGGTCGACCCCGACGACTTCGTACCGAACGCCACCGGATAGTGCGACCTTCGCAGGCTGGTCAAGGCCCATGAGCTTGCGGAACGACTCCATCGTGGCGCGCGCTTCACGGATCGCGGCGAGCTTCGGCCCGTTGTCGGTGAGGGGCTTCTCCATCCCGGTCTCCGGGTCGGCCATGGTGACGACCTTCCCGTGGGACACCATCACGTGTTCGGCTTCCAGCACTTCCAGCGCTGCTTCGTACAGGGTTTCCAGGCGTTCGACGTGGAGTGTGAGGAGCTTCTCCGCAGGCCCGCGGACGATTTCACGCAGCGCTCCGCGGATGGCCTTACGGGCGACGCTTTTGTCGTAGTAGCCGAGCTCGTCGGCGATCGCTTGCAGGGTCCAGCCTTCGGCGCGGAGTTCGGCTGCGCGGGCGTCACGTGCTGCGTTTGCGGGGGTGCGGACGAAGCGGTTGAGGCTGTCGCGGGCGCGCCCGTCACCGGTGGGGTGGCCGGCGGTGGGTTCGGGCTCGGCCGGTACTGGTGGATTGTTACCGGTAACCATGGTGTGATGGTAGCGAGGGTGTGCAACTGGTGGACGGTGGTGCACAGCAGAGGGCCCGCACTCCTGGGCGTGAGTGCGGGCCTTCGGCGTGCGCGGGGTCAGGCGGCGAGTAGGGCGTGAACTGAGCTCACGATGCAGGGTCGTGGCTGGGCTGCAACAGGTGGTCGATCTCCGCAACCAGCCACTGATACTGCGGTCCGGGTAGTACCAGCTCCTCGCCCGCGCCCTGCGGGTGGCCGGGCGGCCGGATCTCCCACCGCACGCCGTCCTCCGTGGGCCACACGTACAGGCGGTCACCCCTTTTCGCCGCGGCCTGCTGCCCGGTCGCCTCGATGGGGATGCGGACCTCGATGTAGTCGCCGGTTGCGGTCGCTGTCCAGCCGAGGCGGGCGAGGTGGTTGGTGACCCGGGCGGTGAACTCGGGGGCAAACACGGTGAGGTTGGCCATGCGGGCTCCTAAGCGGCAAGGGCGGGGCGGGCCGCCGGGGTGCGTCGGCCCTGAGACGTGGCGGTCAGGCGGCGAGGGCGTCGGCGAGGAGCTGGACGCGGGTGGTGGCGGGGCAGACGGGGTCAGTTGGTGCGAGCCGGGCACTTGTGCGGCAGGCGTGCGAGGACGAAGTAGCGGCGGAATGTCGGGTTCTCGCGGGTGGCGTAGCGGCCGCAGGCTTGGACGTCGCAGAGGTACCACTGGCCGGTGCGCGCGGACTGCTTCCATGCGAGCTTGTCGTCGCCGCACCGGTTGCAGCGGGCCAGCTTCGTGACCTCGGCGGCGTTGTTCTGCGGTGAGTCGGTGGCGGTGAAGTGCTCCATGACGGTTCCTTACGCGGCGAGGGCTGAGGCCAGCAGGTCGATGCGCTGAGCGATGGGGCAGTCGACGGGGTAGAGGACGGTGACCGTCGCGAGGCCGTGGGCGGGGCGCGCCTTCGGCTCGTCGGCGGCCGGCCGGTCGACGGTGTAGGCGGTGCGGTGGGTGGTGTAGGAGACGAGGCGGTCCAGCCGGAAGGAGCGTGCTTCCTGGCTGTCGCGGTCCATGCCCTTCAGGAGGATGTCGCCGGCGGCGCTGACGACGATGTCGTACAGCTCGACGGTGCGGATCGTTTCCGACCCGTCGGCCTTGGTGTAGGTGATGGTGACGGGGTGGCGCTTGTCGAGGGCTTTGATGAGGCGGGTGAGGGTCTGGGTGGTGGTCTCGTTCGCCGTGTGCCTCATCGGGTCCCCCTTGCTCGTTTCCTTGTAGCCACACAGTATCGCTAACCGTGTGGCTACACAAGCTGTTCGGGTAAGAAACTCTGTGGCAACATGGATCGCATGCCAGATGCCACCGACCACACCTTCGTCACCCGCTTCCGCATTCCCCGCCGACTGTGGGACGCCTACGGAACAGCCGCTGCTCGCGAGGGCGTTGACCGGAGCGCCGACCTCGTCGACCACGTCCGCGGCTTCATCAAGGAACACGGCAACGAGCAGGAGCGCGCCGAGCTCGCGGCCGCCGAGCAGGAGTTGGCCGAGCGGCGGGCGCGCAAGGGCGGCCGGCCGAAGAAGGAGCCGAGCGCATGAGCGACCGCCCGGAGCCCATCACACCGGAAGAGCAGATCGACAACCTCAAGCAGCGCGTGCAGCAGCTGGAAGACACCGTCCACTACCTGTCCAGCACGCTCGCCATACACGGGATCCTCAACGAGACCGAGGCGTCCGTGGCGAAGAAGATGCGTCGAGACGGGCAAGAGATCCTCGCGGGAGAGCAGCGCCGCCTTCGCTGGAGCTTCCGCATCCGTGAAGCGAACAAGGAGCGCTACCTCAGCGCGGGTCCGGTGCGTCCGGGCGAGGAGCCGACCACATGAGCGAGCGGCAAGGAACGCACTTCTTCTTCATGTCGTTCCTCAACCCGGTTGGGAACGGCATGTTCAAAACTTTTCACCGATCTGGCACCTTCACACCGTCGCAAGGATCAACCCGGACAGACATGTTCGACAGTCTTCTCAGCACGGTGCAGCAACAGAGCCCTGAGCTGGAAGGTGCAGTGGTGATGTCTTTCGACATCCAGCCGAACCGCATCGAACCGCCCACCACATGAGCGAGACGATCCGCCGCCGCAGCCTCCCCGACAGCCTCCGATGGCTCGCCGACAAACTCGACTCGGGGACTCTCTCTGAAGCCGAGCAGGCCGGTGTCGCCGTGACGCTGCGCATGCTCGCCGACGAGATCAACCTGCCAGCCCCGCCGTGCAACTGCGGTGCGCCGCAGGGCGGCGACGAAGGAGACGCAGACACGCGCCGCCTCTGGCAGCATTCACGGTCATGCCCTCAGGGCTGACCCACCGCATGACGAAGGCCCCGCCCGAACCCTGCACGGACCGCCTGTCCAGCCGGTAGCCTGCCGTCGACACTCCTTTTGGTGTCGGCCTTCCATCCGGAAGAGTGTCCTCCCCCGTGCCGACCTGTGGGGAGGACACAACAACAGCCCCGCCCGGACACCCGGAGCGGGGCCGCTTCACGTCACGACTCCGTCACACGCCTTCACGCACCGCACACGCCACGCCACAATCACGCGCATGTCAGACACCACGGCCGCCCGCAGCTGGCGCCCCACCCGCATGCAGAAAACCATCGCCGCCGTCGTCCTCCTCATCGTCTGGACGATGATGGCCAACTCCTGGGCAGACAAGGGCTGCACCCTGCCCCAGGGGTATTCGTTCGTCATCAGCCACGGCGGCACACCGGATCACGACCAGGGGTGTGAGGACGAGCCGGGCGGCCCGGAGTACACGGACCAGTACTACAGATGACCACGCGAAGGCCCCGCCACGAGGGGGGATTCGCGGCGGGGCCAGGGTGCCGGGCGCTACCCGGCGTGCAGCCTCCAGTGTGGCAGGCGCGGTCAGTCGTCGTCCTCCGCGAGCGCAATCTCAACCTGCTTGATCTTCCCGCTCGTCGACAGCTCCGCACGGATCGGGTTGTCCCGCGGCACGCCGGCCTTCCGGGCTGCGTCGACGAACGCGGCGAGCTCGTCGAGCGTCATGTCCTTGTCTTCCCCGGTGAACTTCAGCGCGGCAGGCATGAGCTCAGGATGACGCACGAAGGCCCCGCCGCGGGAGGGGTTCGCGGCGGGGCCCGGACGAGGTGGGGCAGCGTCACGCGTGTGGAAGCTCCAGCTCCTCGAACTCCGCGCGGACGTCAGCCGGGTCCATCCGGCCCTCCGCCAGTTCGTAGATCAGTCCCACGGCATGCCACACGTCGCCGTCGGTCGCGTCGCGCAGTGCAGACGCGATGGTCTTGATCAGTGCGAGGCGTTCGGTCTCCATCGTGGGCTCCTCAGTCGCGGACTTGGTGGTGTCGAATCGAGTCGGCGGGGTCGTGCACGATGGCCCCGGCCTGCCCAATGTGCTCTACACGCAACCCCTTCTCTGGGGTTGGCGCCGAGGCGTTGTTGTTGTCGTTGTTGGCGGGCTGACCTGCACCAACGACACCCCCCGGGGTCGATCGGGGAGTGGGGAGAGCGTCGCCCTTCACACCCGTGGATGAGCCCCTGCCCTGCATGCGTACGGCCTCCACCTGAACGCCGCACGCGTCGAGCGCCTCACGCACCCGCTCGGGCGTCGTGCCCAAGTCGTGGGCGAGGACGGCGATGTGCGCGTGCGGCGTACCCACGCGGGCGAGGGACTCGCACAGCTCGTGGAACGTCGGGACGCGCCACGTCTCGGCGGCACCAGCCACCGTCTCATCGGCCTCCGGCTCGGGCTCACTGGCCTCGTCCTCGCCGCGTCGGCCGATCCAGCCACGGGCTTTCTCCCAGCCGCGGCACGCCATGATCCCGGCCACGAAATACGCGGTCTCTGGAAGAACGGCGACGATCCCCCACATCGCCAGCAGGCCGACAGTGAGCAGCACGATCTTCGCCGTGCGCTCGCTCATCCCGGCCGACTCCCCCGGCTCTTCGAGGTCGTCGGCCTCCACCTCCGGCTCCTCCGCAGCGCTCATCCGAACGCGCCCGTGAACCCGGATCCCAGCATGTTCGCCGCACTGCCAAGCGGCACCGCGGCGACCCCCGCCACGCCGCCGGACAGGGCCAGGCAAATCCCGGAGAAGGCGCCCGCGATCAACTTTCCGTTCGGCACCTTGGGCGCCCACTTGATCAGGGCAATGAACACGAGCGTGAACAGGAACACGATCACGAACCCGCCGTCGGTGAGCGCGACCGGGTTCCCGCGGGTCACGTCGCGGTCGTTGCCGCCGACGCCCCAGACGAGGCCGAGGTATCCGGCGGCGTTCGCAGCCCAGATGACGGCCCAGGTGACGATGCCGAGTGCAGATGCTGCGCCGAACGTGGCGAGCGCGGCAAGCAGCCCATAGATGTGGGACAGGACGAACGGGACGAGGGCGGTCCACTGGCGCTTCTCCTTGAACCACCAGCGGATGAGGTACATGAGGATGATGCCGACGCCGACGGCGACACCACCCAGGCTGATCATCGTGTACGGCATTTCAGTGGCTCCAGATCGTGGCGACGTACGCGGTAGGCAGGGCGAGGAGGACGACGGTGCAGGCGGCCGGCCACAGGTAGAGGCCGGGGGCGCGGCGGGGCGCAATGCGGTGGAGGCCGATCGCGGCGAGGAGCGCAGCCAGCGGGCAGAGGACGGTGAGGATCATGGGTAGAACCCCGTCCCGTCGCTGAGCCGCCCGTGCGCAGCCTTGAGCCGACGGCCGGCGGTGGCCGGGCTCACGCCGAGGAGTTGAGCCGCGGTGTCCTTCGTGAGCCGCTCCCCGTCCCTGAGCCGGGACGCGAGGGTGACGATCTGCTGCTCGATGCGGTCGCCTTCGGGCTCAGGGTCCGGCTCACTCGGCTCAGGGCGGCTCACGAGGGTGGGCTCAGCCGGGCTCAAGACGGGCTCACGTGAGACGTGCTGGTCAACGGGCTGGGTGGGCGGCGGAGTCGAGGGCGGGGCAGGCTCGGGCGCGGCGACGATGAGCGCGGTCTGCACAGTCGTCTCAAAGCCCGGCTCACGCTCGGGCTCACGGTCTGAGCCGGGCTCAGGCTCACGGATCACCGGCTCAGCCGGGGGCAGTGCAGGCTGAGCCGGGGCGTGCTCGATGTCGAGGACACCTGAGACCGGGGCCAGGGCCCGCCCGTAGCGGGTCAGGCGCAGCGCCATGACAGCCGACACCGGAGCCTTGCGGCGCCAGGCGCGGCCGTACCTGGCGCGCAGTCGGGCCCGCTCGACGAGCCGGGACTGCTCCAGCTTGATCACTTGGTCGTAGGAGCGCAGCTCCCACAGCTTCATCCGGCGCCACATCCGGAACGTGGAGATCGGATCGAGGAACCAGCGCGCCATGCGGACGGAGTCCATGTGGCGTCCGGCCGTGATGTCGGCGGTCCGTCCGATCGCGTGGCGGGCTGCCTCGACGACAACGACGAACAGGACCGGGATGACGGCGTGCATGCCGGTGCCGATGGGGTCGGGCCAGGCGGCTGCGGCGTTGAACGCGATCGTCGCTGTGGTGAGGAGCCATGCGGTGTGGCGGAGCATGGCGAGCGGCATGAGCAGCCACGTGAGGAGGAGGTCGAGGGCGAGCAGGACGAGGATTCCGGCGTCGATGCCGATGGGGAAGGCGTGCGCGAAGGCGCCGAAGCCTTTGACCTTGGCGAGCTTGGCGACCGCGGCGTAGGAGCCGACGAAGCCGATCGCCGCGATCAGGGTCGCTCCGGTGGCGACGGCGATGATGAGTCGGCGCTGCAAGGTCGTGAGCTTGGGGCGGTCGCCGTTGGGCGTCTTCACGAGGGTCTCCGGGTGGCGAGGAGAGGGGCGGTGCGGGTTAGCGCTGTGCGCACTTCGCTTCGACGAGGACGGCGGCTCTGTCCCAGTCGACGGATTCGTTGCCGGCGCCGATGCGCATCTGCTCGGCCGCCCATGCGGTGCCGAACATGGCGATGCCGCCGCACATGGCGTTCTTGTCGGCTTCGGTCTGCTGCGCCCACGAGAGGTCGACGACGGTTTGCGTCATGTCGTCGGCCGTGGGGGTGGCGTCGGTGGTTTCGATGACGGTGGTGGTCGCGGGGTCGTCGCTGCTGTCACTGCTGCCTGCGGATGTGCAGGCGGTGAGGGCGAACACGGCGGCGGCGAGTATGACGGTGAGGGCGCGGCGAGTGTTCATGAACTCTGGTCTCCAGGAGATGGGGCCGCGCCCCGCGGCCGTGGGGGAGATGGCTGACGCGGGGCGCGGCGGTCTGGGGTGGGTCAGCTGGTGCCGTGGTAGATCGCGAAGGCGAGGGCCGCGAAGGATGCGGCGATACCGAGGGCGTAGAGGAAGCGCTCCATCAGCGGCCCCTCCTCGTCCGTCGGCCGGTCTCGCGGTCGCGGTCGGCGTCTTCCCACGCCTGGCCTTGACGGGCGGTCCGGGTGACGTTCTTGCGGTAGTTCTGCCGGCGTTCCCGGGCGGCGGTGTCGCTCGCGGACTCGCGTCCGGGGCGGGCGGCGGCGCGTTCGTGGTCGTTGCCGAGGAGGCGATCGAACAGGCCCATCAGATGCTCCCGTCCTGCTCGTCGTCGGACGCGTCGAGTTGGGCGTCGAGGAGAGCGGGTTCGATGGACGCGGTGCCTTGGCCGCGGTAGTCGCCGCGCTCGATGGCCGCGTACACGGCTTCGCTGCCGGCGTTCATGCGGTCCTGGAACGTCTCGCCCATCAGTGGCGACCCTTCGCGTCTTGCTGCGCCATGGTCTGGCGGACGTCGGCGCTGGCCTGATAGTCGGCGCGGCAGTTCTCGATGGTCGCGGGGACTGCGAGGATCTCGTTCGGCTGCGGGGTGAGGTCCCGCTCCTGCTGCTCGCTCATGCGGTCACCGCCGGGCGGGGCAGGGCGCGGCACTTCTCCGCGTGGCCTTGGGCGAGTTCGTTGGCGCGGCGCTCGTTCCACCAGAGGCCGGGGGTGTCACCGTTGCCGCAGCCGGTGCAGCGCGTGCGGGTGTAGTCGCCGCCGCCGGTGAGGTCGACGGTGGCGCCTGCGACGGTGAGGTAGCGGGCGATGACTCCGTCGGGCCAAGGTGCGGGGCTGGGTTGTTGGGGCTGCTGATCGGTACGCTCCACGTGGGCCTGCCATTTCGTCGCTGTAGTGGTGGGTCCGCCCCCGGCCCATATGGCGTTCGCAGCGCCGGGCCGGGGGCTTTGTGCTTAGTAGCTCGGGCTACTTCCTAGGACTGTACGGGGCCCCGTACACTCTGGGCAAGCGGCCCGCCCGAAGAATGTGAGGCCGGGTGTGACCGAGGAGGCTCAGCGCGTGATCGACGCCATGGACGCCGTGGAGGCGATGACCGACCCGGAACAACGCGCGAAGGCGATCGGCGAGGTGATGGCCGATCAGGCGAAGCGGGGGAAGCGTTGGCGGGAGATGCGCCGTCAGGTGGTGCTCGACATGCGGGCGCAGACCCCGCCTGTCTCGTACAGGAGGATCGCTGCTGCGCTCGGAGTGGGGCTGGCCACGGTGCAGGACATCGAGCGGGGCTACACGGGGTCAGGGAAGAACCGGCCGAGGAAGAGCGAGGAGTGAGCGGCGTGGATCTTGTGCAGTGGCTTGGCGGGCAGCTCGACGAGGAGGAGCGGATCGCACGGGAGGCAACGCCCGGACCGTGGCAGAACGCGCCGACGGCTCGTCACCACACCACTGCATCCGGGCGGAGCGAGGAGGCAGTGTTCGCGTCTCCGCCCGATGTGGGTGCCATGGTCGTGGCCAGCACCGGGAAGCCCAGCGCGCGGCAGAACCTGGTCAACGCCGAGTTCATCGCCGCGCATGATCCGGCCCGGGTGCTGCGCGAGATCGACGCCAAGCGGGATCTGCTGCGTCTCGCGGAGCGGGCCCACGACTACCACGAGACGTTCACGAGCGGCTTCGCGTCTGCGCTGGAAGGGGCGCTGCGCCTGTTCGCCCTGGCCTACGCTGACAGGCCGGGATACCGAGCAGAGGAGTGGGCGCCGTGAGCGACACCGCCTGGGGCTGAAACCCCACACCACCCGAGCCCCCGCTCTGCGCGCCGCAGTCGGGGGCTCCCGTGTGTCCCGGCCTACACTCCCGCAGTGAACATTCCCGATGATCTGATCAACCTGGAACACGCCGCCGAAGAGCAGCGGGCCCAACTCGCGGGCCTGACCGGCACGGAGTATGAGGAGCAGTGGCGGGCGTGGCGTACCGCGTCCGAGAAGGTGCAGGCCGCGATCACCGAGTACGCCGGCGCGGCTGGTGAGAACCGGTACGAGGTGGAGCAGGCGGTGAAGGCCGCGGTGCGGCATGGCGATGAGGATCCGGCCGAGTAGCCGTACGTGACGAAGCCCGCCGAGGAGAGTTCGGCGGGCTTCGTGCTGTCGGTCATCTTCCGCTACCCGGCTGGTCGGGCGTACGGTCGCGGATGCCCTTGGAGGCACGCGGCCCGCTGTTCCCGGGGTACGGGATGGCGGGCCGCGGCATGTCCGGACGCACGAGCGCCCGTCAAACCGGTCCGTTGAGGGTGCGGATGGTGGGGCACGGGGACGGCACGAGGTTGCCGTCCGGCCCGGTGCATTCGGCGCAGGACCCGTAGTCCTCCCGGTGCAGCTTCCGGATGCGGCGGACTCGGGCGCTGGCCGCGGCGAGCATTTCGGCGAGTTGGAGTTCGTCGAACGCGGCGAGGAGGGCGCGGGCGGGCTCGCTGGCGTCGTCGTAGCGGTCAGGCACTGGGCTGCTCCTTGATCCATGTGGCGGGCTTGAGAATGAGTCGGCCGCCGGTGCGGGCCCACCAGTACGGCTTGCCGAACAGCCAGACGGTGCGGAGGGCGTCGGGGTCCCGGATCACGGCTGCTCCTCTCTGCTCGCGGCCGTGCGGCGTAGCGCGGTGCACTGGCGGCAGGTGCAGTGCTTGACGCAGCGGACCCCGTTCCAGCACCCGCATGCCTGCTCGTCGTCGACCGGGCGCAGCTCTGTCACGGGGTGCGCGCCCTGATTGTTGCCGTGCATCCGCACCCACCGCGCCCGGATTTCCTCGACTTCGGCCTCGGTCAGCGGCTTTCGGGAAGTGAGCATGCCGTGGCCGTTGAGGTACTCAACACGCCAGCGGGGCGCCTCACGTCGGGCGCGGCGTGCGAGGACGAGCGCGGTGATGGCCACGAGGGCGGCGGTCCATGCGATGGCGCAGGCGAGGATCTGGCTGGTCGTCACCGCTGCTCCTTCGGCAGTACGGCGGTCCAGCGGGCGATGTCGGCCGGGTCGGTTGGCTGGCCGCCGCCGAGGACGATGCAGTCGATGGCTTCACGGAGGGCGGCGGCAAGCTGGCCACGCTCCTGGAGGAGCTGCTCGCGGGTCGGCTTCTCGTACGGGGTCCACCACTCGGGCGGCTCGACCTGCAACGGAACGTTGACAACCATGAGGGCCACGCGCTCCCCCCGCTCGTCGACTTGAAGGCGCCCGTCGGGGCTGCGGTCGAACACCTCGCAGCGCAGAAACCGGCCGGTGGGCCCCTTGTCGATGGTCATGTCGGCGTCCGCGGGAACGTCATGGGGGTTGATGCCGTTCTCGGTGAGCCAGCCGCAGAGTGCGGTGCGCCGGCCTTCGGGAAGGGTGTGCTTGGCCATCAGTGCTGCTCCCTGGGGTCGGTGCCGTAGTCGCCGGCGGCGAGGCGTTCGGGCTGGTTGCAGACGTCCCAGTCGCAGGGGGTGTCGGACTCGGTGTGCCAGCACTGCACGGGCGGGTCGTCTGGGTCGGCGTCCGCCTGCTGTGCGGGCTCGGTCGCTTCGGTCGCTGCCGCAGCGTCGGGTTCCGGCACCCCGTCGAGGGCAGCCCGGATCCGGGCCAGTGACGGGCCGCCGATCCCGGGGACGGCGAGGAGTTCGGCGTAGGTCATGGTCCGTACGGCGTTCAGGGTGTGCCCGTGGACGGTGAGGGTGTGGGCGATCGTTTGGGCGGTGCGGTCACCGCCGAGGGCGTGCACGAGGTCCTGCTCCTCGGTCGCTGCCGGGCCAGGCGCTCCGTGCTCCTCGGTGACGTGCCGGTCGCGGGCCCGCTCGGCGGACTGTTCGCTGTAGTGGTCGAGGGATAGCCAGCCGTCGCAGGTGTCGGTGCCCCAGCAGCGGAACACCCAGACGTTCTCGCCTCGGTCGTTGCGGTACGGCTGGACGACGAGGCCGGTGTGCGGCTCGGTCGCTTCGGCCGCTGCCCGGCCGGGCGCGGGCTGGTTGAGGGCGGCGAACACGTTCACCGCGCAAGCCCGATATCCGCGCTGCCAGTCGGTCACGTCCTCGTCGTCTGCGATGTGAACAGCGGCGCGGACGCTGGCGATAACAACCTCAGCGCGCCCCGGGCTCGCGGTCAGCCTCCGCAGCCGCGCGTACTTCTCCTCCGTGGTGTGCCCGTCCCACACGTTGTACACGGCTGGCACGAGGCGTACGTGCTCGAACAGGTCGCGGTCGCGTTCGGCGATGTGCCAACTCATCTGCCCGGTCGGGGTCTCGATGGTGACGACAAGCCAGTCGACGGCGACGGGGTCGGTGTATCCGATGTGGGAGGGGTGGAGCGCGGCGAGGAGTGCGACGAGGTGGGCGCGTTCGCGGTACGCGCCGTCACGCTCCTGCTCTGCGCGGAGGCGGGGTTCGCGTTCGTGGCAGTGGGCGAGCGTCTCGCGGAGTTCTTCGATCTCGTCGTACAGCTGGTCGAGTGTGTCGCTGTTGATCGTGTCGGCGGTGTGGCGGTCGGTCATTTGTTCCTCCGTGCTGCGCGCTGCATGGCGCGCCGGGTGGCGCGGTTCGGTCGGCGAGGGGCCGGCTCGTTCAGCTCCGGGGTGGGTGGGTCAAGGTCGCGGGAGGCAAAGCGGGGCGTGTCGCCAGACCTGTCGATGAGGATCTCGCCGTGCAGGATGAGCTGCGCTTCCCAGTTGGTGCCCGGGGCGGGCGTGTGCTCGCCCCGGGGTGTGCTGCTCGGATCGGTCATGCGGCTGTGTCCTCGTCGTAGTGCGCGGTGATCTCTTCGAGTGCCTGCTGCTCGGCGAGGCTGAGGCTCGTGCGGGCGGCCGGTGGGCGGGTGCAGTCGTGCCCGTGGGCGGCGCCGTCTGAGGACAGCCAGAACTGGCAGCAGGGTTGCGGATATTCGATGACGGCCTCACCGCGGGCCAGCCGTTCCAGCCGGACGGCGATCTCCCGCTCCCGGGCGCGGCGGTGATGCCGTTCCCGGGACGCGCCCTCGGTGAGGAACGCGGCGACGCCGAGGAACACGGTGGATTCCCACCACAGGTGGTGGCTGGCGGCGGCGATGCCGGCGGCCGCGAGGGTTGCGGCGCCGAGGGTGAGTGCGGCTTCGAGTCTGGTCACGTCTGCTCCCGGGCTGCTTGGCGGGCGGTGTCGCGGATGCCTGCGATGAGCTCCTCGACGCGGTCGAGGGGGACGGCGAGGATGACGCGGTGCAGGGTGACGGCGTCGAGTGCGTCGAGCTTGATCGTGTTGATGGCGGGACGTACGTGAAGTCGGTCGCCGTCGGGGTCGGTGTAGCGGAACGTCATCGGTTGCTCCTGCGGCTGCGGATCGCGTGGGTGAGGGCGCGCCCGCCCCGCCGGATGGCGAGGAGGGCGCAGAACGCGAAGGGCCAGAGGACGATGGCGACTCCGAGGACCCAGCCCCAATCGACGCGGCTCACGACCCACCGCCGAGGGTGAGCTGTCCGGCCGCCTCGACAGCCGCGCGGCGCGTGGCCGCTGCGGTCTCACGGTGGTGGTCGCGGTCGTAGTGGAGGTGGCAGCCGTTGCACATGGCGCGGAGGTTGCTGTCGTCCACGTTCTCCGGGGTGTGGTCGAGGTGGGCCACGGTGAGCACGACTTTGCTGCCGGTGCCGTAGGCCGGGCTGCCGTTGCGGTTGGGGCAGCGGCCGTCGTGGGTGCCGCGGCCGCACTCGCCGAGGCATTCGCAGCGGCCGGCGGCGCGCACGGTTCGGATGCGGAGGCTGATGTCCCGCCAGTTGCTGGGGTAGCGCCCGCGGTTCTCGGGGCGGATCGGGCTCACGCTGCCTCCCGGTAGGTGTGTGTCTCTGTGGGCTCGTTGTGGCGCCTGGTGCGGGTGTGTGCGTGGATTCGGGCGCGGAGTCTCCCGCGTCGCCAGGACGGCCCTGCTGCGCCCCTCGTGACGGCCTGCCAGGCTGCGCGTCCCACCCGCCAGGTGAGGCAGCACACGGTCCACGCGGTGATGAGCAGCGTGTACAGGGCGAGCGTGGCGGCGGCTGCGGTGAGGATGATCCAGGCGACGATGGCCCAGCCGATGGTGTACGCGGTGTCTATGGCCTCAGCGATCACGAGGTGGACTCCTCGGCTGCGCCGTGCACGGTGACCTCGATGGGCAGCGTCGCGGCGAGGTGCTCGCCGAGGCCGTCGCGGGCCCTTTCTCGGAACGCCTCGCGGGTCGTCTCGTCCGCCACCTGCCAGGAGCGTGCGGAGACGGCGATGTGGTGGCTGTAGCGGACGCCGTCGATTTCGATCGCGGCGGCAATGCCGACGGTGGCCATGGGTCAGGCCTCCTTGCCGGGCTGGGACACGGCGGCGTGGTGGCCGCAATGGCAGATCTCGGCGGGGCACTTGCAGACAAACGTCGGCGTCTCGGGCTGCTGCGCCTCGCCGGCCACACGGCTCGGGTCGGGCGCTGGCGCCTGGTCGGCCATGAGCGCCGCGGTGATCAGCCCCCTGTAGTCGAGAGCGCTTCGGCCTACGACGGCTTCCGACTCCAGCACGGAACGAACCCGCTCGACGGCGGCCTCGGCCTTCTCCGCGCGCAGGCACTGGCCCATCAGGTCTCGGTGGCAGCCCCGGTGCGCGAGGGCGTCAGTAGCGGTGGACTCCATGGCGCGCTCCATCGCCTCGGCGCGCTTGCGCTGCTCGGTGTATCCCTCGCCGAGCCGTTCGAGGCGCTCGCGGTAGATCTGGACGTCGCGCTTGGCTGTCTCGGCGCGCTCTGCCGCACGGGCCCGTTCGGCCTCGGCCCGGTTGGACGTCTCGTGCGCCACCTTGAGGAGATCCTCAGCCTGCTCGGCGCGGGTGTACTCGCGGGTGTAGAGGCGTTCGAAGCGGGCGCGTTCCTGCTCGGCCCACTCGGCCTCGGTGAGGTCGGCGCGCTGCTTGACGGGAGCGGCGGCGGCCCGGTCGGCGGGCACAGACGGTGCGGCGGCGTCGGTCGCCCCGAGATCGGCGAGGCTGAACCGCTCCCGCGCCGTGGTGATCCGGTCGAAGCGGATCTCAGCGATCGTCGACACGGGCACGATCAGCTCGGCGGCGGCCAGGACGTCGGGCACGGTGCGGTGGCCGGTGGACCAGTCGATCCAGCGGTCGGTGTCTTCGATCCGAACGACGATGGTCCACGCAACGTCGGTGGTCTCGGTCATGGTGCTCCTTGATCGTGCGAGAGGATTGGGGGGCCGGCCGCCCCGAGTCCCGCGGGGCGGCCGGTGCTGTGCGGGTCAGGCGCAGATGACGCACCGGTGATCGGCGCTCTCGTTGTCGTGGCAGCGGTCGACGCAGCCGCGGCAGTACGGCGTCAGGTAGTGGCGGGCCTGTCCGTCGAAGCGGGTGTCGGCCGGGTCGAACGGCTGCTTGCACTTGCCGCACGCCTCGGACGCGTCGGCGGTCGGCTGCTCGTCGGCGTACTCGAAGATGAACTTCGGGTCGATGGCGAGCAGGTGCTCGTGCCCCGGCACGTCGAGCATGCGCCCCATCGAGGCGCCGATGTACCGGCCCACGACGGGCGGGTGGCCCTCGATACGCAGCTCGGCGCGAAGGCCTTCGAGGGACGGGGTACGACCGATGTGCATGAACGCCGTGCGGGCCTCGGTGAACTCAGGGGCCGCGCTCTGCCGTTCGGCCTGGAGCCGGCGGATCTCGGCGATCAGCGCGGGCACGTCGGTCCGGGCGAGCTCCTCCCATCCGGCAGTTCGGGTGTCCGTGGGGTCGCCGTACTCGTGCAGGTGCGCGGCGCGGGTTTCGATCTCGTCGAGCTGCTGATCGGTGAGCGGGTCGGGGGTGTTGTTGCTGGTCACGGGTGCTGCTCCTGACTCGTTGTTCAGTACGGGCGGTGGTGTTACTGACCGGTTGTTCAGTAGTGGACGGGGGCTGGTGGCGGGCCGGTGGGCTGTGTGTGGGGGGTTGCGTGTGCGCGGGGTGCGCGGTCAGAGCGCGTCGGCGATCGCCTCGCCGATTCCCTCGACAAGGGCTGAGCGCATCTCGTCTGACATCCCGGGTTCGAAGGCGAAGTGGATGCGGGCGATCGGGTGGCCGTCGCCCTGGACGGTGATCTGGTGGTCTTCGGGCTCCAGGCCGTCGGCGCCGAGGTTGATCGCCCACTCAGACACGTCGGCCGCCCCAGTGATCAGGTCGTAGATCCCGTTCTGCGCCAGGTCGTAGGCCTCGCAGTCGTCGGCCTCGGGCGGCAGGAGCTGGCTCCAGGTGACGCCGTCCGCGTCGTTGGGCTGGCCGTCGATGTCCTCGGCGGTGTGCTGCGGGGCGAGGCTGGCGACTTCGGAGTCCTGCATCATCTCGCCGACGCCCATGAAGTCGGGGTCCTTGATGAGGGTGGCGTGCTGCCGTGCGGCTTCGGTGCGGAGGTCGGTGTCGGTGTACGGCTGGTTGTCCATGCGGGTCTCCTGGGTGGGTTATGCGGCGCCGTGGTGGTGGTCTGCGTGGCTGTGGTCGGGCCGGTCGGGGTGGCTGCCGGTGGCGGGGTCGCAGCCGATGTGGGTGTCGTATCCGCGGCTTGCCCAGTCGGTGGTCATGGGGTGGCGGCAGATGGTGCAGGGGGGTCCGTCGGGGGTGGTGTTTTCCCTTGTCTCCCCCGCACCTCCCCCCTCCCTAGAGGAGGGGCGGGGGGAGGGAGGTGCTGCTAGGGCATCCCCCCGACCTCCCCCCGTGCTCGGGGGGAGGTCTGACCTGGGGTTTTGTTCAAACTCCCCCGGCCTCCCCCCAAGATCGTGGGGGAGGTGGTCGTTCAAGATCGCGGGGGAGGTTTGGGGGGAGGTATTTAGGGGCGAATCGGACACCCCTGAGACCGATGTGCCCGGCCTGTCATCCCCCGTCCCGATATAGGCGCCCGGGATGTCATCCCCCGTCCCTATTTGCGCCTCATCGAAAGAGTCCCGGCTCTTCCGCAGGCGGACGGCTTCCTCGATCTTGTCCTTGCGCATCTGGATCCGGTACTCAGCGCACCACTTGTGCACCCGCGGACTGCCCCACGTCAGCGGAACCTTCGCCTTGTCGAGGACCGAGACGAGCCACTCCGGACTGCCCTTCACGACCTCGGCGGGGCGCATGTCGAGCGACTCCAGCACGACCGAGGTGACGGGCCGGCCGTCGGGCTTCGTCTCGCCGTCGAGGGTGATCACCTTCAGGCCGAACTGAAGGTCGCCGCCCTCCTCGTCGTCCTTCTGCTTGCCGGTCTTCAGCGTGACCACGATGTTCCGGGCGTTGTCGCCCTTCTTCGACACGTGGAGCTCGGACTGCAAGGCGCCTTTGGCGGACGAGCTGCCTCGGCCGTGCTCGCCGACGTGCCCGGTGTGGTGGATGACGAGGACGCACGCGCCGGTCGCGGCACGGAGCTGCTCCATGCGGTCGACGACGAGGCCGAGTTCCTTCGCGGAGTTCTCCTCGACGCCGACGGACACGCGGGCCTGGGTGTCGATGACGACCATCGACGGGGCGAGGCGGCGCATCGCCTCGATGAGGGTGTCCCACTCGGGGCTCATCGCCTGGACGGGCCGGGGCAGGAACAGGACGTCGGTCATCTTGATGCCGTGGTGCTTCTCCCACGCGCGGACCCGCTTGCGGATACCGCGGGCGCCTTCGGCGACGAGGTAGACGACGGTGCCCTGCCGCACGTGGTGGCCGTGCCACTGCATGCCGGTGCCGACGTGCCCGGCGAAGTCGATGACCATGAACGACTTCATGTGGCCGGACGGTCCGACGACCCGGGCCAGGCTGTCGAGGTGGAGCAGGTCGCCGACCAGCGGTTCGAGGGTGGGCATGTTGTCGAGGCTGGACGCGTCGAGGAGTTCGGCCAGCAGCGCGTCTGCGGGGTCGCCGGAGCGGCCGAGGCTGCGCTCCTTCTGCCGCTGGAGGTAGTCGTCGATGAAGGTGACGGCGGCGCCCGGTTCGGCGTCGGGGGCGGTGGCCTGCTGGACGATGCGGCGGCCGAGGTCGGCTTCGGCGCGGAGGTCGGCCGCCTTACGGACAAGGCCAGCGTGGTACTCGGCGTCGAGTGCCCAGTCGCCGAGCTGGTTGATGTAGGCGAGGCCGCCGGCGAGCTGGAGTTCTTTGCGCTGTTCCAGCTCGACGCGCAGGGTGAACGGGGTGATCTCGGTGCCGTGGTCGTAGAGGTGACCGAGGGCGTTCCAGATCCGTTCGTGCTGCGGGAGGGCGAAGTCCGTTCCGGCGATGAGTGCGCGGACGGCGGGGATGTCCCTGGGTCGGTGCATGGAGCCGCCGAGGACGTACCGCTCGGCGTCGTACTGCTCGGAGCCGTGCGGGTCCGCCTGGTCGTCGCGCTGCATGTGGCGGACGTTGGTCACGAGCGGTCTCCTCAGAAGAGCGGTTGCGTCGGGCACTTGTGCGTTGTGAGGTGCTGGTGGGGGCAGTCGGGTGGGTGTCGGCTGCTGGTCCAGCGGAGGCGTAGGGCCCGGTGCGGTAGGCGGGGCAGGCACCAGACGAGGTCGTTCGCTGTCTGGTCTTGTGCTGCCTGCGGGTAGGGGAGGCGGTCCTCGGGTGGGTGGAGGGTGACGGTCGCTTTGATGGCGGCGATGTCTCCGACCCACTGGCTGAGGAGGGGGTGGCCGCACGCGGGACAGCGGGAGTCGGCGCCGCCCCGCGCGCGGCCCGCCATCAGGCCGGGGTCCCGTTCAGGATCGGCGTGTCCACGCCCTCGCTGATCGCCTTGAGGACGTCGGCGAACGCGGCCTTCGCGCGCTCCTCGGGCTGCTCCAGCTTGAAGCCGAGGGCGAGTTGCCCGCCGCCGAGCCGGTACTTGAACCGGGCGGTCATCGAGTAGGCGTCGGCGCCCTCGAACGGCGGCACGGCGATCTTGAAGGTCTCCGGGATCGCGAGGTCGCCCTTCGCGCCCGCGCTGGCCTTCGTGTCCTCGATGAACGCGAACTTCCGCTCCCCGGACTGGAGTCGGCTGCTGCTCTGGAACTCGGCCTTGGTGGTGGCCTTGATGGACTGCGCGATCTCCAGCATCGTCGCCGCGTCCGGGTCGACGAGGTTGGGGAGGTGGTCCTCCAGGAAGTTCGCGAACCGGTCCTGGTCGACGAGCTGCCCGTCGAGGTTGAGCCACTCCTGCCAGGCCTTGGTGCGGCGCAGCGCGAGCTGGAGGCGGTGCTCGCCGAAGCCGGGCTCGTCCGCGGCGTGCGCGTCGAGGACCGCGGTGACGGACAGCTTCTCGACGTCGGAGTAGACCTCGCTCGCGTCGTCCTTGTGCTTGCCGTAGTAGGTAAGGAAGGAGGCGGCGTCACGGACGATGGTGTTGCCGGTCTTCCGGGCGATGGTGCCGGTGTGCTCGGGTCCGGTGAGGTCGACGCGCTCGACGTGGCCGGTGGCGGTGGCGACGAGGTAGATCCCGCCGGGCTGGACCTCCTTGGGGGCGAGGGCCTGCTGTGCGAGCGCGGCGATGGGCGTGACGGTGTCGGTGTTGGTCATGGTCAGATTTCCTTGATCTCGCCGGTGGCGGTGTTGATGTCGCGCACGTCGAACGCGGCGATCTGGCGGGGGTCGTTGCGGGTGGGCCGGCCGTCGTCGTCGACGAAGTACATGGACGGCGAGGCGATCGGGCGGGGCGCCTTCAGCTCGGACTCGACAGAGACGAGGAGGGGCTGGCCGTCGACGTGGCCCTTGGGCGGCTCGACGTTGACCTTGATGACGAGGGAGCCCTTGCGGCCGTGCTCCTGGACGGCGGTGAGGAGTTCGCGGAGTTCGCCGCTGATCTGTGCGTGGGCCTCGCCGCGGCTGTGCTGGGTGAGGAAGAAGGCGAACTCGTCGTCGTGCTGGGTGTCGGGCTGAATGGTCATGCGGCGATGGCTCCTTGCTGGTTGGTGGTGGTGTGGATGGCCGGGCATACGGCCCGGTGGTCGGTGGGTTCGTTGGCCACGAAGTCGCGGACGGCGGCGGGGCCGGTGACTGTCGGGGAGGCGTAGCCGCAGCGGACGCATTCGAAGCGGGCGCGGGGCTGGCGGGTGTACTTGATCTGTCCGGCGCGGTCGCCGTCCTTGATCTCGAATCCCTCGCCGAGGTCGACGAACAGGGCGTCGGCGACAGTCAGGCGGCCGGTCACGGGAGCCTCCCGGAGTCGCGCAGCTTCACGTACAGGCGGACCCGCTGCCGTGGGGTGAGGCCCCCGTACACGCCCCACCTCGACAGGGACGACCGGCCGCCCTCGTGACGGATGCAGTCCGTCAGGCACGCGAGACGTACCGGGCAGCTGTCGCAGACCGCTTTCGCGGCGGCGATCTCGTTCGCGTTGGTGTCGGGGAACATGACGTCGCCGAGTCCGCGGCATGCGGCGCGGGTGCGCCAGTCGATGGGGCGCTTGGTGGCGGGGACGGCCCCGGTGGACTGGGTCATGACGCCACCGCCTGACGCTCGGCCCGCTTCCGGACGACCTTGCACGCCTCGCAGTACGCCGTCCCGTCCTGCTCGTACCGGCCGTGCTCGGCCTGGTCGTGGTCGTGGACACAGAACGGCTTCCGCTCCCGGCCACCGGTCAGATACCGGAGCTGCTCGCGATTCCGCAGACGGCCGGCCTCGTCCTCCACGTGCTCGGGTGCGACGCAGTGCTGCATGCCGCAGTCGGCGATCGCGTAGCCCTGCGGGTCGCGGCCGGTGCGGATACGGAAGGCGACGGCGGCCGCGCTGTAGTGCTTCTCCTTGTAGGACACGAGCGGGGTGCCACCGGTGGCGCGCTCGCCTGCCCACTCCACGTGGCCGCTGTCGAGGGGCCGGGTGTCGATTGCCCACTTCTCCTCGAGCGTGCGGGTCTGCTCGATGGGCACGAACGTCGGGAGGGCGAGTTCGTTTCGGATCCGACGGACGCGCTGCTTGTCGACGCGGAGTTCGCGGACGATACGACTGTTGCTGTGGCCGTCGCGGAGCATGCCGATGATGTCGGTGCGGGTGGCGTTGACAGGGCGTGGGCTCATCGGGCCACCGCCACGGTGGTCGTCGGCCAGGCCACGCCCTTCAGCGCCCGGGAGTGGGTCTCCGGGACCTCGGCCAGCGAGTAGCCGAGCCAGTCCATGCCCATCGCCATCAGTACGTAGGCGTCGGCCTCGTCGTAGCGGGCCGTACCACTGAAGTCCTGCTGGTAGCGGAGGGACGCCTCGTCACGGACCTTGCCCTTGACCTGCTTCGGGGTGAGCTTCCTCCCCTCCTCGTCCTTCCAGCGGGCGCGCCCCGTGGCGTAGATGGTGCGCGAGTCGGGGGTGACGACGGCGAAGGGGATACCGCGGCACCAGAGGTCGCAGCGGATCATCCATCGGGCGGCGGACATCTCGTCGTGGCCGACCTGCTTGGCCATGGAGTAGGCGGCGCCCTCGATGAGGACGAAGTCGGCGTTGCGGTAGAAGGTGGCTGCGGTCTCGACGATGTGGGTGAGGCGCTGTTCCCCGCGGCGGTCGCCGGTGCGGAAGTGGTCGGCCCATCCGGGGCCGGCCACGCCGGAGGTGATGAGGGCGATGTCGAGGCCGACGACGAGGGGCCGGGTCTCGAGCACAGGCGGTGCCAGGAGGGCCGGTGTGGTGGTGTCGAAGAGGGTGGGTGCGGTGGTCACTTGGGTCCCTCCGTGGAGAAGTGGCCGCAGGAGCGGCAGATCAGTTCGTTCGTCACCCGGGTCCGCGCATGGACCGTGTCGCGGCCCTCGGCCCGGCAGCGCGTCGTCACCTGTACGAGGGCTTCCACCGGCCGGAGCAGCGGGGCCCGGTGTGGGCCGCGGACGGTCGCAGGCCACACCCGGGCCACGGCGGTGAGTCCGGCGAGGCTGACCATGAGCGCGCACGCCCCTACAGCGATCTGCTCGGTCACGAGGTGCTCCCCTCGCGGAGGTCGCGGAGTTCCCGGGCCTGCGCCTCGTTCGAGGACTGCAAGGTGCGGCACTGCTGGTCCAGCGATGCCGAGGCCCGCCGCGCAAGGTGCAGCTGGCGGCGCAGTTCCGCGTCGCCCTGAACGGGCCGGGGCTGCGGCAGCGGGGTGTCCGGGGTGTGGTCGCGGAGCCGGGTGATCTCGGCGGCCTGGCGGGTGATGGTCGACAGGCGTTCCGCGGCGAGCTTTACGGCCTCGTCGCGTTCTTCGACGACCTGCTGATAGCGGGCGCGGAGGGCGGCGTATCGGGGGCGGGCAACGAACATCACGCCTCACCGCCGACCGGGCGCAGCGGCCACCGGCCGTCGATCACGGCCTCCGGATCGCGCTTCCCCTCAGGGGCCTTCGCCCGCAACCACTCCTGGAAGGAGGCCGCGTTGTCCCACGCCCACCGGGCTTGCATCTGGTGCAGGTCCTCAACCGACACTCCGGCCAGCGAGTCGAAGCGCTGCGTCCGCATCTGGTGCACCCACACCGGACGTTCAGCCCGCGGCCGGTGAGCGATCGCACCCATGCGGTACGCGGCCCGCGCCGACATCAGCGCGTCGTACTCCGCGCCGTGCGCTGCCTTCTCGTCCCAGCCGAGCCCGTACACCTCGGCGGTGGTCCGCATCTGGTACGGGCCCTGTGTCTCGGAGACGCGGCGGCGGAACGGGGCGACCTGCTTGTCGAGGATCATCGTGTCGATGACCCGGGTGAGGGGTTCGCGGCAGATGCCTTCGAGGCTGTCGCCGAGGTGGCGGCGGGATTCGCGGTCGAGGAGGTTGAGGTCGTAGCCGCCGATGTTGTGCCCGACCAGCGGGACCCCGCCGGCCACCACCTCGGCGACGGCCTTCGCGATCTCGGCCACGCCCTGCTCGGCGGCTTGGCCGTGTTCGGCGAGGTGCTCGTCCGTGAGGCCGTGGACGGCGATCGCTCCGGGTTCCTGCGCGATACCAGGGTTGAGCAGCCAGGTACGGGTGTCGGTGTCGAGTCCGCCGCCGACGAGGATGAGGGCGCAAGAGACGATGCGGGCAGTCTCGGGGTCCTTGTCGCTGCTCTCGAAGTCGAGGGCGGCCATGCGCTGGAGGTGCCAGGGGGTCACTGGTTGCCCCCCGCTGCGCGCTCCTTGCCGATGCGGACGACCATGGCGCCGATCTGCTCCTCGTCGCCCACCTCGTTCGTGACCAGCGCCCCCAACTGGCGTGTGCTGCCCAGCTCGTGGTGGATCTGCCGCAGCCGTCCAGCGCTCGTCTGCGGGTTGCAGATCTCGTCGAGGTAGGTGGCCGCCGGACGGATCGGGTTCTCGCCTCGCTCGACGTGCACGCTGTCCGGGTCCTTGTCGTGCGTCGGAGTGAGGCCGCCCGTCAGCAGCAGGACCCGCAGCGCCACGGACTGCGCCTTCGCGGTGCCCTTGTCAGCGGAATCGAGGGCCTCACCGCGGCTCTTCAGGAGCATCGGCAGGGTGTCGCCCTTCGGGCCCATGACCAGCCACGAGACGGTCGCGGTGCACTCGCGCATCTTGTTGCCCTTGGACGTGGTGGTGTCGCGGTGCTCCGCTTCCACGCCGACCGGGAAGATGTTGATGCCGTGCTTCAACGTGACCGGGCCGAACGTGTTGACGACGGTGTCCACGCCGCGGAAGTTGTAGCGGGTCCCTGCCGCGTTGTACTGCTCCGACTTGGAGATGGCGCGGACTTCCTTGCGGACGCGGAGCCACGCGATGTGGACCGGGACCATCTCGGGGTCGTCGTCGCCCGGCTCGTACCCGGCCATCGGGTCCGGCGCGGGGAACTGGTCGACGAACTCGGGCGGGAGCTGCAAGTCGTCGTGCTGCTCGTCGGTCAGGGTGCGGCCGGCGGCCGCGGCTGCGTTCTCTCGCAGGCCCATCAGGAGTCCCCCTTGTACTGCTTGGCGATGTCGATGCGTTCGGTCGGGTTCGGGGCGACGCACGCGGCGTAGGCGTCGGGGTAGTGCTCGGCCATGAGCTCCAGGTCGACCTTCGGGGCGGCGTTGCTGGGTTCCAGGGAGTAGGCGCGCTCGCCGCCGATGAGGGCGGACTGTGCGCTGCCGAGGGCGGCGATCATGCGGGCCTTCGCTGCGGCCTTCGCCTTCTTCGCCTTCGACTCGGCGCGCTGGTGGGTGCCGTAGTCGAGGAGCGCGTCGAGGGCGTCGTCGTGCCGGTCGACGT